TGGGAGCGCTGACCCCGGTGCTCGCGCATTTTTCGATTTTTTCGCGATTTCGTCTCCGATGAGGCCCCGATCCGCTGAGCAGCGCGCATATCCGCGCCGGGAATTAATTAAATCGCTTGTGACAGTAGTGACACTGACGATTTGCGGTACTGTCACAGATCGGCCCCCCGCGCAAACGCCTGATTTGCAAGCGATTTCGGTCGATTTGCTACTGCGAGTTGGGCGCTAGTGACACTGTGACACTGAGACCTTCTCCCTTACCGGGAAAAGAAACACGAAAAACGGCCAATAATTAGTACCATTGCTAATATTTCGGCATGAATTCTTTTTCCTGCGTGTAGCAGTTGGTACTGTCACTACTGTCACTACTGTCACAAAATAAGAGGAAAGGTAGGTAGGACAAGGGTTTCGGCTTGTGACAGTACCTTGTGACAGTGACCAATTCTTCGCCACTTCGGCCCAAATTAATTCGTCAGTGTCACAAAGAAACAATTGGCCGAGCTGTGACAGTACCTTGCGGCCAGGGTCGGTCAGTGTCACAATTAATTCGCCGGAAATTCGTCCGGCTCGCCGAAAAAGGAAAAAAACATGGGTAGCTACAAGCGAGTGTCCGCCACCGGAACCGTGTCCGACGCGGAAAGCGCCATCGACAGCTTGAAGGAGCTGGGCAGCGAGTGCCGGGAAATTGTCGACAACGCGAGCGACGGCCTGAAGGAGACCCAGCGCATCCAGACGCTCGAAGAAACCGCCGACGCGCTCGAAGACCTGGACATGCCGGATATTCCTGAAGCCGTGGCCGGGCTGTCGTTCGACTACCACGTGCAGGAAAATCGCCGTAAGGGTCGCGGGCCGTCGCGCGCTGTACGTCGTGACAACGAAGTGGAGCTGCTGTCGGCCTGCCAGAGCGCGGTCGATCAGTGGGTCGGCGAGCGCATTGCCGAAATCGAGGAAGAAGGCGGCAACCCGGACGATCACGATGAAGTTCAGGAGGCCGAGCAGTTCTCGTCGGAACTCGGGGACATCATCTCGAACGCGGAGAGCGCCGAGTTCCCCGGCATGTTCGGCTGAAGCGGGTCGGAGGTCGGAAATCCGACATCGGCTTGAACGAAAAAACCCCCGGGTCGCCCCGGGGGTTTCTTTTTGCCGTGTTGCCGGTGATCGTTTATTCGACGCGGGTGTCCGGCACGTTCGAGCCGTCTTCGCCAGCGCCCGGCGGCAGGTCGCGACGGCCTTCGTACGCATGGGCGTCGGTGCTGGCCTCGTCGACCGTGGCCTGCGGCACCTGGGCCTCTGGCTTGGCGCTGCCGAAGAACTCGCCGGTTTCCTCGACCGTGATCTGCTGGTTCGAGTGGATGTCGACTTCGACGCTGCGGCCGGGGCCGAGTTCGCCGACGCTGTTGCCTTCCAGCTTCACGGCGAGCGCCTTGTTGCCGCGAACGTATTCGAGCTTTACGCGAGTGGTCATGTCACTTCTCCTTCGCCCGGGATTGGGCAGTTGTAGGTTACAGCTTCAGTGATGCAAGTTCGATGAAGTCGTCGACCCAGGCTTGCAGGTTCGGCTTCACCATCTCAGGGTGCCTCGACCAATACCGCGCCTGCTTGCCGGATTTGCCGCGCGCACGGCCCAGGTACACGAAGCCCTTGGCCGTCAGGAAGTTCGCCAGCTTCGGCCCGAACGGTACGCCGCACGATGCGTCCATCGCCGCGTCGCGCAGCTTGCCGACGTTGAGCAGCAGGTTGTTGACTTCCGGGTCGGTGCTCTCGTTGATGATTTCCAGCAGCTCGTCTTCGTCATCGCCGCGTGCGAGGTCGATCATGCGCTCCTTCGCGTCCGTCATCGGAGCATGGCCGTCCGGGTCGAACTCGGGATGCAGCGGGTAGTCTTCTAGCCACTCGCGCAGCGCACCAGCGTGATAGGCGATGGCGTTGAAGATGTCGTCGTAGTGGTCGGGGTGCTGCGCGCGGAACTTCTCGATCATCGCCTTCGTCTGGAAGTGAGTCGAGACCACGAAGTAGCGGCGGTCGGCGTCGTACACCGGCAGCGCGTCACTGTGGTTGGTCAGGATGATCGTGGAGCTGACGTTCGGCACGTTGAAGCCGCCGCTGTGCATCTTGCGGATGTCTACCACGTCGTTCGTGATGTAGGGCTTCAGCTTATCCATCACGGCGTAGCGGGACGTACCGGCGATGCGGGCTTCCTCGAACACCACGACCTTGTTGCGCTCGTAGAACTCGGTGTACTTCTCTTCCAGGCGTTGCGCGTTGACGGTGATGACGTTGTTCTTCGACAGGATCGCCATGAGCATTTCGCCGACGAAGCCCTTACCGGCACCGTCGATACCCTGCATCACCACGGCCCAGCGAATCTTCTTGTCCATGCGCTTGATGGTGAACGCCAGCCAGGACAGCAGCAGCTCGCGCTCGCGCTTGATCGGGTACGAAATCTCGAAGTGGCGCTTCACCGCCTCGACCGCACGCCGCGCCTTGCCGCCCATCTTCTCGGGGATCGGCACGATGTCGTCCGGGTTGAACAGGTTGACGTGCTTCTGGTCGTTCCAGTCGACGATGCGCTCCGCGCCCGGCAGGTACACGTACCCGCTCACGACCGGCACCTGATACACGTTGAGCGCCAGGGCGGCGGCCTGCTGCTCAGGCACCGCGTCCATGTTCGAGCGGTCCTTCTTCGACAGCAGGTGGCGGTTGTTGCGCGCGTTGAACGCACGCTCGCTGAGCGCGACGCGGTTCTCCATCAAGTAGAACTCTTCCTCGGTGTCGACGTACACCACGTCGTTGCACCAGAACGGCAGCTCCTTGTAGTTGAAGTCGGAATTGCGGTAGCCCTCGTTCACTGCCTTGCGCACAGTCGCGATGCTCGGCGACTTGCCGGTCAGCTCCTTGACGCGTTTCTGGATTTCGCCCACCAGCAGCTCGGCCTGATAGTCGTGCTCCATGAGGCGGCCCCACTTCTTCGCCAGCGGGCCAAGCAGCTCCATCGCGCTGTCGGTCTCGTGGACCTTGCGCTTGATCTTCTCGAACTGTTCCTCGGCGACCTCCTGCCGGTGCTCCTTCGCGATCTTGATGAGCGACGCGGCCGTGGTGATGTTCCGACCCATCTCGTCGTGGAACGTGTTCCACTTCTCTTCCAGCGAGTCGGCGTCGTACTCGCTCGACGTTTCGGACCACTCGTGCCAAAGCGACAGGCCCTCTTCCTCGCCGTCGAATTGGTGGTGCAGCGCCATGCCGACCTTCAACCACATCTCGTAGTCGTCAGCGCCCGGCACCCATTGCAGAATCTCGCGGAGCTGGTCAGCGGTCAGGTTTTCAAGCGGCTGCTTGTGGGCCAGCAACGCGCGGTCGTTATCATCGTCGATGTCGTCGCGGCTCGCATCTCGCGGTGCGTTGTGGCGCTTCATCGTCCAGCCGCGACGCTGCGCTTCGAGCTTGAAGACGGAGAACAGCTCGTCGATGGCCTCGGTCGTGATTTCCGGCAGCATGTCGTGCGGCACGACAACCGGGTTCATGTCCTTGCCGGAAGTCCAGCGGTACGGCTTCTTCGTTTCCGGGTGCAGGCCGATGCCGACGAACTGTTGGCCGTCGCCCAGCACTTCGATTGCGTGCTCGGTGCCTTCCTCGTCGACGAAGGTCATCTTGCGCTTCTGGAACGGGATGTCCGTGCGGTAGACGAGCATGGTCTTCGGTGCCATGCCGACACGCGTCATCGTCTTGCCGCAGATTTCCAGTGCGTGCTCGGCCATCAACTCCGCCATTTCGGCGTCGTAGATGTCGATGTCCACGGCAGGCGTGTGCTTCGTCAGGAAGCCGATGTTGCCCTGCGTGTAGTCCCCGCTCGCCCATTTCTTGACCATCTTCGGCGTCGCCTGGATGGTTTGCCACTTCGGTTCAATCGGGCCTTTCCGTCCCTTCGGAATCGGGATGATGGAGTACCCGTTTTCAAGCAACTGCTCGCCGTACTTGCGAAGCACGCTGCTAATTGGTCGTCCAGCAGCCATAGGTCACTCCGCGATGTCTTCGCCAACGAGGTCTTCGAGATTGAATCCGATCTTCCGGTTGAACTCCTTGTGCAAGATCGCGGCCTTGTCGCGCGGCACACCGCCGAGCCGCTGCCAACGCGAGACAGTGGTCTCGTGCCACTCATACTTCTCGCAGATCACGTTCAGTCGGCCGTACGGGGGATCGAGGATGAGGGCGATGCGCCGGAGTAGGTATCGGACCCGCGCTTCCGCGCTGTCCAGTGAATCAAGGGTAGGGTCTCGGCGCATGTAATCCTCGCGGCGTGTGGGTTTGAAGGGGTCTGCTAAGTGGCTTTGCGTGCCTATTGACTTAGCATCGGGACGGGCGCAATATGCGCTCGCCGGGCAGGAATTGCAATCCACCCGACACTCCCTAAACCTAACTAGCTAGAGGTCACATCCGATGTCGAACAAGATCAACGCGAAGAAGCTCGCCGAAGCCATCACCGCCGTCATCGTCGCCGCCCTGGGCGATGCCGCACCGGCCAACGAATCCGAAGACGCTGGCGACGAAGAAGAAGCGCCGAAGCGCGGTCGCGGTCGCCCGGCCGGCAGCACCAAGAAGACCGACACCAAGACCGCGCCGAAGGGCAAGGGCGGTAAGGGCGAGGCCGATCCGCTGGAAGAGGAAGAGGAAGAAGAGGAAGAGAGTGACAACCTCGGCCTGGACGATGAAGAAGAAGAAGTGACCCAGGAAGAAGTGGTCGCTGCCTTCAAGGCGCTGAAGGCCAGCCACGGTATCGACAAGTGCAAGGAAGTCCTGGCCGAGATGGACGAGAGCAACGTGCTCAACATCGCCGCCAAGAAGTACCCCGAAGCGCTGAAGCTCATCAAGCGCGCTGCCAGCCGCAAGAAGTAATTCGGCCTGCATGCAACACGGACGCCCGGCACTGCCGGGCGTTCTTTCGAGAGGAAACCATGAAGCCACGTCGCAACAAACTCGCCAAGGCCGTCACCGAAGTCGTGCGTGCGCACGCTCGCTTCGCGCCTTCCTCCGCGCATCGTATCTACGACTGCCCGGCGAGCTTGGTGCTCAACGAGCAGGAACCCGACCGCGAGATTTTCGAGGCGGCTGAGGGCACCGTGGCACATCACATCGGCGAGACCTGCCTGCTGACAGGCAAGGAGCCGGAAGAGTTTCTAGGAATGACGTTCGATAGCGGCGATCTGGATGCCGACTACGACGAAGAGCTTCATTCCTCGAAAGGCTTCGCTATCACTGTCGACGACGAGATGGTTGCAGGCGTCGGCCAGTACCTCGATTTCGTGATGCGCCTGCCCGGGTGTCACTTCGTCGAGCAGCGCGTCAACATCTCCCCCTGGTGCCCGATCCCCGATCAGTTCGGCACGTGCGATCATGCAGCGGCGCAGCACAAGAAGCTGGTCATCACCGACTTCAAGTACGGCCGCGTGTTCGTCGAGCCTGAGCACAACATGCAGCTCATCATGTACGCGCTGGGCTTTATCAACGAGTGGGACTGGCTCTACGACTTCGACGAAGTGGTCATTCGCATCGCGCAGCCTCGCGTCGACAACTTCAGCACGTGGGTCACCAGCAAGGCCGAGCTGCTGGCGCTCGGCGAGAAGATCAAGAAGCGCTTCGCCCTGGCGCTGAGCAAGAACCCGCCGTTCGGCCCGAGCGAGAAGGCGTGCCGGTTCTGCAAGGTGCAGTACAAGTGCCGCGCCAACCACGACTTCCTGTACCACCAGCGCGTGATGCTGCTGGACGACGACGGCGACTTTGCCGAGTTCGACCTCAACATGATGAGCGACGAAGAACTGGCTGCGGTGTGGCTGCGCAAGAGCATGTACGACAAGCGCATGGGCGAAATCGCCGACTACCTGCACACCAAGATCGCCAACGACGAGTTCGTGCCGGGCCTGAAGGTGGTTGCGGGCAAGAAATCGCGCTACTTCACCAGCGAACTCGATGCTGAAATGCTGCTCGTCGAAGCTGGCATCAAGCCGGAAAAGCTGTACTCTAAGCCTGAGTTTATTTCGCCTCACGCCGCAGAGAAGTTGCTGCGCGGTGACGCGAAGAAGAAGTTGCAGGACTTCATCGGATCGAAGCCCGGCAAACCGTGTTTGGTCTCCGCAGACGACAAGCGGCAAGACCTGACCGTGCAGCGGTTGTCTCTTCTCGACGACTGACGCACGTAGTAGTTCGACAATGCGAAACCACCGACAGGCGAAAGTCTCGAATCCACGACAGGAGTAAAAGCAACATGGGTAAGGCAAAGCAAATTCCGAAGAACGACCTCGTTGCCAAGGGTGACGGCCGCTATCTGCTGAAGGGCGTCCGCCTGAGCTACGCGTACCTGCACAACCCCGATGAGCAGGAAAACGACGAAGGCAAGAAAACCAAGTCGTACCGCGTGGCGCTGCTGCTGCCGAAGGAAACCGGCGAACGCACCTACAAGAAGTTGAACAAGGTCATCACCGACCTGATCGCCGAAGAGTACGACGGCGGCAAGGTGCCGAAGGACCGTTGGTTCCTGCGGGATGGTGACGAGGGTGACACGGAAGAGCATGAAGACCATTGGGTGATTTCGGTTCGCGAGAGCCGCCGTCCGACTCTGGTCGACCGTGAACGTCAGCCGGTACTGGAAGAAGATGAGGTGATCTACTCCGGTGCCTGGGCCAATGTCGTGATCCGCCCCTGGGCGCAGAACGGCAAGTCCTCGAAGAAGAAGAACAAGTACGGCAAGCGCATCAACTGCGGCTTCGACATCGTGCAGGCCATCATGGACGACGAACCGTTGGGCGGCGCTCTGCGTCCCGACGTGGACGACGTGCTGGATGAACTGGACGACGATTTCGAGCAGGACGAGGACAACGAGCGTTCCTCGCGCCGGTCGAGCAAGAAGCCGTCGAAGCCGAGCCGTCGTTCTCGCGACGAAGAGGAAGAAGAGGACGAGGAAGAAGAGGAAGAGCGTCCGCGCCGTTCCTCGTCGAAGAAGCCTTCCAGCTCCCGCCGCCGTTCGCGCGACGAGGAGGAGGAAGACGAAGACGACATCGGCCTGTAATTCCTCGGGTTGACAGCGGTACTTCGGTCGCCCGGGGCATGTCCCCGGGCTTCCGTTTTTCTGAGACCAGCGCATGCAAAAGCCTCAATACGACTCGACGCTGCACCACGACTTCGAGACCTTCAGCGAATGCGACCTGAAAAAGCACGGTCTCAAACGCTACGCCACGCACAAGTCGACCGAAGTGCTGTTCCTCTGGTACGCCTTCGACGACGAAGAGCCGCAGGTGTGGTTCCCGAAGACGCAGATGATGCCGAAGCGCCTGCGCCTCGCGCTGAAGAACCCGCGCGTCAAGAAGGCCGCGCATAACGCGCAGTTCGAGCGTGCGATCTGGCTGCACGTGCTCGACATCGACATCCCCGTTGAGCAGTTCGAGTGCTCGATGGCACACGCATTCTCGCTGGCGCTGCCCGGCAACCTCGACGAGCTTTCCACCGTTCTGCGCCTGGACGATCAGACGGCGAAGATGAAGGAAGGCAAAGCCCTGGTGAAGTTCTTCTGCACCCCGCGCAAGCCAACCAAGACCAAGTTGTACACCCGGAACACCAAGCACACCGATCCGGTGAAGTGGCAGAAGTTCCTCGAATACGGCCGCCGCGACGTGATCGCAGAGCGCGCAGCCGCACGCAAGATGTCGTACTACCCCATGAGCGCGTTCGAGCAACGCCTGTGGACTATCGACCAGCACATCAACGAACGCGGCGTGCCGTTCGACAAGGAATACGTGCAGGCCGCGCTGCGCGTCATCTCGAAGGAGAAGGCGCGCCTGACCGGCATCATGAAGCGCATCACCGGCCTGCAAAACCCGACCAGCGGCGCGCAGCTCCTACCGTGGCTGCGTGAGCGCGGCTATCCGTTCACCAATCTCAAATCGGCCTCGATCCGCAAGGCCCGAGAGGATTGGGACTGGAACATGACCGACGAGGCGAATGAGGTGCTGGCCCTGCACTCCGAGGCCGCGCGTTCGTCCGTCACTAAGTTGCAGAAGATGCTCGACATCGAAGTCGACGGAATGCTCTGCTACACGATGCAGTTCGCAGGCGCAGGCCGCACTGCACGCTGGGCAGGCCGCGCGGTGCAGGTGCAAAATTTGCCCCGCCCCCTCCGAGAGATGGAAGAGCAATGGCAGCTCCTTCTTTTGCGAGAAGCGATCATGGACGAGGATATGGAATGGGTGCGCCTGCTCGTGTCGTCGCCGATGGGCGCGATTGCATCGTGCATCCGCACCGCGATCAAGGCCCCGACCGGCAAGCGTTTCGTGACGTGCGATCTGTCGTCTATCGAGTCGGTAACGATTGCGTGGCTGTCTGACTGCGAAAAGATGATTGAGGTTTTTCAGAAGAACCTCGAAATCTATAAGGTGTTCGCCTCGCGCATGTTCGGCGTTCCGTACGAGAAGGTCGAGAAGTGGATGCGACAGCAGGCCAAGCCGGGCGTCCTGGGCGCGGGCTTCCGCCTGTCCGGCGGCGGGGAAATCGGCGACTACCCGGAGGTCATCAAGACCGGCCTGCTCGGATACGCAGAAAGCATGGGCATCGAAATGACTGCCGCCGAAGCCGCCGCCGTGGTGGCGTTCTTCCGCAGCGAGTACGACGAAATTGTGCAGCTCTGGTATGACCTCGAACGCGCCGTAGAAAAGGTGATGCGTACGAAGGAACAGCAGCGCGTCGGCCCAATCGTTATGGACGTGAAGGGGCCGTTCCTTCGCATGCGCTTGCCGTCTGGCCGCTACCTGCACTACCTGCGCCCGCAGATGGTGTGGAAGAAGATCAAGGTCGGCATCGACAAGAAGACCGGCAAGCCGAAGTACAAGTCGAAGAAGGGCTTCACGTACGAAGGCTACAACACGAAGAAGAAGTGGTGCCGCATCGACTCGCACGGCGGCAAGATCGTCGAGAATCTGGTGCAGGCAATCGCGCGCGAGCTGCTGGCCCTGGGCATCGTCACCGCCTGGGACAACGGTCTCGACATCCGCATGCACGTGCATGACGAAATCGTCGGCCTCGTGAAAGCGAAGCTGGCCGAGATTGCATCGCGTGACCTCGAAGAAGACATGACGGTACAGCCGGAGTGGTGGGGCGAAGAAGTCCCGATCCGCGCCAAGGCCGAAGTAGTGGAGTGCTATCAGAAATGAGCCTCATCGAAGATTTGTCCTTCTTGATGTCGCTGAAGCCGACCTACGTGACCCGTGGAGATATTCAGTCGACCGACAAGCACCGGCTCGAAAAGGACGTAGAAGAGAAGTGGTGCAAGGTCGCGCGCAAAGCCGGGTGGAAGGCGTACAAGTTTTCTTCGCCCGGCAACAGCAGCGTTCCCGACCGCATGTTCGTTCGCAACGGCTTCGTGTTCTTTATCGAGTTCAAGCGGCCCGGCGGCAAGCCGACGCCGAACCAGATCGAAGAACACAAGGAGCTGCGCAAGAGGGGCATGACCGTGTTGGTGATCGACTACTTCGACAAAGAGTTCGCCGAGTGGGTGTTCGCATGAAGGAACGATTGAAACGCTCGCTGCTGGACGACTATCAACGCGCTGCCGGACTCTTTATCGAGAGTGTCGGCAGTTGTGCTATGTGGGTCGACATGGGCCTGGGCAAGACCGTGGTCGTGCTCACGCATGTGTCGGACAGGGTGTTCTCCGGCGAGTGGAACCGCGTGCTCGTCGTCGGCCCGCCGCTGGTGGTGTCCGACACGTGGCCGACCGAGGTCGACAATTGGGAGCACACGCACTGGCTCGATTTTCAGGAACTCGACGGCACGCCGGAGCACATGCGCATGCAGTTGGAGCGACCGTGCGAGATTGACGGCATCTCGGTGCATAAGCTGGACCGCCTCGCGTCGCTGTTCCAGAACAAGAAGCGGCCGGTGCCGTGGGACGCGATTGTGTTCGATGAATCGAGCATGTTCCGCAACAAGGGATCGAAGCGGTGGAAGCACGCGTTGAAGCTGTCGTTCCGTCCCGAGACGGACGTGATCGAACTCACCGGCACGCCCAGCCCGAACGGCCTGCATCAAGTATGGGCGCAGATGGCGCTGATTGACGGCGGCGAACGTTTGTTCGCCTCGTACAACAAGTTCCTCGCGCACTTCTTCAACAAGGAGTTCATGGGCCGCAAGATCACGCCGAAGCCGTTCGCGTTGAAGTCGATCACTAAGCGCGTCTCCGACATCGTGTACACGCTGCGGGAAGAGGATTACGTCAAGCTGCCGCCGCTCGTTTCACACACGATTCCGATCATCCTGCCGAAGAAGGTTCTCGAACAGTATCGGGAGTTCGAGCGCACCTCGGTGCTGACCTGGGGCCAGGAGGAAGACCCGAACATCCGCGCGCTCTCGGAAGGCGCGCTGTACGGCAAGCTGCTTCAGTTCGCGTGCGGCCGGGTCTACACCGGAGACGACGACAAGACCTTCGTCGATGTGCATGACCGCAAGATCGAGCGCATCAAGGAAATCGTCGAGTTCAGCGACGGCTCGCCGATTCTCATCGCACGCACATGGCAGCACTCGAAGTTGCGCCTGAAAGACGTGTTCCCGCACATCCGCTCGCTGAAGTCGAAGAGAGACATCGACGCCTGGAACGCACGCGACATCGAGATTGCCGAGGTGCATCCGGCGAGCATCGGGCACGGCGTCAACCTTCAGCGCGGCGGCAACAACCTGATCTGGTATGACCACACGCCGGACTTGGAGTTGTACATGCAGTTGCGAAAGCGACTGCACCGACGAGGCCAGCAAGCCTCGCATGTGAACATGATGCACCTGACCGCGATAGGGACGATTGAAGAAGACCTGACCCGCGAGCTGGTGCGCAAGGAAGTAACGCAGGACGCGCTTAAAGAACCCATGCGGCGACGTGTCGCCGACGTACAGAGAGAACTGAAAAATGTCCGCAGCTAAAATCGACTACGAAGAAGAGTTCTTCAACGGCATGACCATCCCGCGTCTGGCGCAGTTGTTCCGCCTGGACCGCCGCACTGTCACGGAGAAGCTGCGCCCGTTGCGCCCGACCGGCGAGCGCCGGGGCGCTCCGACCTACCACGTGTCGGCCGCAGCGCCGTACCTCGTGGAGCCTATCGTCGACATCGAGAAGTACCTCGCGCAGATCGGCCCCGGAGACCTTCCCGCAGCGTTGCAGGCGCAATACTGGAACGCGCAGAACAGCAAGTTGAAGTACAAGGAGAACGCTGGCGACTTGTGGCGCACGCAGCAGGTCGGCGAGGTGTTCGTAGCCGCGTTCCGTTCGCTCTCGCAGACGCTTCGCCTGCTGGCCGACCGCGTTGAGGCGCGTACTGACCTTACCCCGGAGCAGCGCAAGATCATCGAACGCGAAATCTCGGACGTGGCGCTCAACACGTTGCGCAAGCGCCTGATCGACGACTTCGAGATTTACGCAGGCTTCAACGACAAGGAGCAGCTTGCCGACATCAAGGTCGACTCGATTGGCCTGGATGAAGACGAGGACGAGTGATGAACGAGCTGTTTTCTACCAATCAACTGACCGGCCGTACCTTCAACGACCTGGGCGAGCTGCTGACGTTCTACGCCGACGCGGTGCTGCTGCCGCCCGAGCGCTTGACTGTTTCCGAGGCTGCGGCGAAGTACCGCTATCTCGACAACGAAGGTTCGTATGTCGGCCCCTGGCTCAATGAAGAGACGCCGTACCTCGTCGAGCCGATGGACGTGCTCAACAGCCGCGATTTCGAGTCGTGCATCTTCATCGGCCCCGCGCAGGGCGGCAAGACCGAAATCATCCTGAACTGGATCGCGTACACGGCGCGCTGCGACCCGGCCGACTTCTTCCTGATCCAGACCGCCCGCGATACAGCGCGCGACTTCTCCTATCGCCGTATCGACAAGATGCACCGCGACAGCAAGGAGATTGGCTCGCTGCTGCGCCCCGGCAACGACAACGACAACATCTTCGACAAGTTCTACAGCAACGGCATGATGCTGACGCTCGGCTGGCCGACGATCAACCAGCTCTCAGGCAAGCCGGTGCCGCGCGTAGCGCTCACCGACTACGACCGCATGCCGCAGGACATCGAGAAGAACGGCCCGCCGTTCCCGCTGGCCCGCAAGCGCACCACGACGTTCGGTTCGTTCGGCATGACCCTGGCCGAGTCGTCGCCGTCGTTCGACGTGAAAGACCCGAAGTGGAAGCCGCCTCGCCCGGACTCGCACATGTTCCCGCCGACTGACGGCATCGGCGGCCTGTACAACGAAGGCGACCGCCGCTGCTTCTACTGGCAGTGCCCGCACTGTGGCGAGTGGTTCGAGCCTAAGTTCTCGCTGTTGCGCTGGGACACGAAGAACCCTGACCCGTTCAGCGCGTCCGAGTCGACGGTTATGGCGTGTCCGAAGAACGGCTGCGTCATCGAACCGAAGCACAAGTACGAGATGAACCAGCGCGGCGTGTGGATTCGCGACGGCCAGACCATCGACCGCGACGGCAACAAGCACGGCGTCGGCGCGCGCTCGCGCACGGCTTCGTTCTGGTTGAAGGGACCGGCTGCGCGCTTCATCACGTGGCAGAAGCTCGTGGAGCGCATGTTGCAGGCCCAGCAGACGTTCGAGCTGACGGCAGAGACGAAGGCGTTGAAGGCGACGATCAACACCGACCAGGGCGAACCGTTCTGGCCGTTCAACGCTACCGACTCGAACCGCCTGCCGGAAGACCTGCAATCGAATGCGATCCAGTGGGCCGAGAAGAAGGTGCCGTACGGTGCGCGCTTCCTGCTCGCCACGGTCGACGTGCAGAAGAACATGTTCGTCGTGACGGTCCACGGCATCGGCCCGAGTGAGAGCGGCGTCGGCTACGACGTGTACTTGGTCGACCGCTTCAACATCCAGAAGTCCAAGCGCAAGGACGACGCAGGCGATACGTTGTGGGTTAAGCCGTACGCGGTGCAGGAAGATTGGGACTTGATTACCGAGCAGGTCGTCGAGAAGGAGTACGAACTGGAAGACGGCAGCGGCTTCATGTCGATCAAGATGACCGGCATCGACTCCGGCGGTAAGTCGGGTTCGACGACGCGCGCCTACAACTACTGGCGCTCGATGCGCGACAACGGCAAGGGCAACCGCGTGCTGCTCATCAAGGGTGAGCCGAAGTTCGGTGCGCCTCGTGCGGAGATTGACTATCCCGACTCCGACCGCAAGGATCGCTCGGCCGGTGCGCGCGGTGAAGTGCCGGTGCTGTTCTTGAACTCGAACGTGTTGAAGGACACGCTGCTTGGCATGCTCGATGCGAAGAAGGACGGCGGCTCGCGATACTTCTTCAACAAGTGGACGCCGGACTACGTGTACGTCGAGATGACTGTCGAGTTCCGCGACGACAAGGGCAAGTGGTTGAATCCGTCGAAGCGACGCAACGAAGCGTGGGACTTGGGCTACTACTGCCTGGGCCTCTGCACCATCTTGAAGGTCGAGCACTTCGATTGGGACAGCCCGGAGACGTGGTACGACGAGTGGAGTAACAATTCTCTTGTGCGACCTGCTGAGCAGGAAAAGAGGTTTGCGTCAAGCCCCACTACGGATTATGGTTTCGGTCAATTCGGAGCCGCCCTGGGATGACACACAATGACCCTCGAACAGTTGCAAGCCATGCTTGCGGAGGCACAAAGCGCCTACCACACCGCCATGATGGGTGGCGCGGTGACGGTCGTGGTGGACCAGAACGGGGAGCGCGTTGAGTACAGCCGGGCCAACCCGGCGTCCCTCCTGAAATACATCGCCATGCTCCAGGCGCAGATCAACGCCCTGCTGGGGGTCGCAGTAATCGGCGGCCCTCTTCGCCCTCTCTTCTAAGGCGGCCTAGACCATGAGCCAGAACCTCGCAGTAGTACGTTCCCCGGAGGGCGACGCCGCCTTCCAGCGGACGATGAACGACATGATCTTCGGCGGCGCCTTCGAGGGCGCGAAGAACCTCAACCGGCAGACCGCGTTGTGGTCCGCGCCCTCGCTACCGCCGGACATGGAAATCACGCCGGACAAGATGCGCATGGACGCGCGTGCTCGCGACCTGATCCGCAACGACGGCTACATCCAGGGTGCGCTCGACACCAGCAAGGATTCCATCGTCGGCGGCCAGTACCTCTTGAACGCGCGGCCGGACTGGCGCTCGCTCGGCTTCGACGAGAAGTGGGCCGAAGAGTTCCAGCTCATTGCCGAGCGCAAGTTCATGCTGTACGCCGAGTCGCCGATGAACTGGATCGACGCCTCGCGCAAGAACGGACTGACCGGCCTCGTTCGCATGGCGCTGGCCCAGGCGTTCATGGCGGGCGAGACGCTGGCGACCTCGGAGTGGCTGACCAAGAGCGGCCGTCCGTACAAGACCGCCATCAACATGATCGACCCGGATCGGCTGAGCAACCCGAACGACAACAGCGACACCGCGTTCCTGCGCCGTGGCGTGGAGATTGATCGTTACGGCGCGGCCCAGGCGTACCACATCCGCGATGGTCACCCAATGGAGGCGTACTACGACCGCTTCGCCTCGAAGTGGACGCGCGTGCCTGCGTTCAAGCCGTGGGGCCGTCCGCAGGTGATCCACATCGCCGACATCCTGCGTCCGGGCCAGACGCGCGGCGTGTCGCAGATGGTCGCGGTGCTGAAAGAAATGCGCATGACGAAGGTCTACAAGGACATCGTTCTGCAAAACGCCGTGGTCAACGCGACCTTCGCCGCCGCTATCGAGTCGGAGCTGCCGCGTGAGATGGTGTTTGCGCAGCTCGGTTCCGGCGACCTGACGTGGTTGCAGAAGTACATGGGCGCGCTGGCTGAGTACGTTGGCTCGTCCGACAACCTCGCTATCGACGGCGTGCGCATTCCGCACCTGTTCCCGGGCACCAAGCTCAACCTGCAAAACGCCGGTCAGCCGGGCGGCATCGGCAGCGACTTCGAGGACTCGCTGCTGCGGCACATCTGCGCTGCGCTGGGCCTGAGCTACGAGCAGTTCTCGAAGGACTACTCGAAGACCAACTACTCGTCGGCCCGCGCCTCGATGATCGAGACGTGGAAGTTCATGCAGTCGCGCAAGAAGCTCATCACCGACCGCTTCGCGACGATGGTCTACATGCTGTGGCTGGAAGAGGAAATCAACCGGCCGGAGACCGACCTGCCGATGCCGAAGGGCGCTGCGCATTTCTACGAAGGCATCAACCGCGAGGCGTACATCAAGTGCGACTGGATCGGTGCTTCGCGCGGCCAGATCGACGAACTGAAGGAAACCCAGGCCGCCGTGCTGCGCATCGCATCGGGCCTGTCGACGTACGAAGACGAGCTGGGCAAGCTGGGCAAGGACTACCGCGAAGTGTTCGAGCAGCACATGCGCGAGCAGCGCCTCATCGAACAGAAGAAGCTCAACTTCACGATGTCGACCAGCAAGCCGGGCACGCAGAAGGCCACTGACAGCGCCGCGAACGATGACGCCAAGGCGGACGCGGCTACCGAAACCGAAACGGAGAACGACGATGAATGAATTGCTGGCGATGCGCATGTCGATCATGGAGGGCTTCAACGGCCGCCCGGCTCTGATCGCGCCGCAGGAGATGGAAAACATCGCGACGATGTTCTCGTCGATGATGCTTCAGCAGACCGTGCCGACTGCCGAGCAGCGTGCCACGGCCGAGGAAGCGCAGACCGTGCTCATGGAGCGCGCCTTCGACATTTCGTTCCCGCGTGAGCGCTCCAAGCCGTTCGCCTTCAGCGACGGCCTCGCCTTCATCCCGATGCGCGGCACTCTGGTGCATCGCAACGGCGATTCGTGGTACGGCACGCGCGGCTACGACGACATCCGCCGCGAGTTCGACGCCGCGATGGCCGACCCGGACGTGGCAGGTATCGTGTTCGACATCCATTCCGGCGGCGGCATGGTGTACGGCAACTTCGAGCTGGCCGATCACATCCGCAGCAAGCGCGCGGAGAAGCCGTCGCTGTCGGTAGTCAACGCAGGTGCGATGTCCGGTGCGTATTCGCTGGGCAGCTCCGCGTCGAAGATGGTGTCGACTCCCTCCGGCGATTCCGGCAGCATCGGCGTGGTCACCATGCACGTCGATCTGAGCAAGGCGATGGAGAAGTTCGGCGTCGCCATCTCGCTGATCCACTCCGGCGAACACAAGGTCGACGGAAACCCCTATAGTCCGCTTCCCGAAAACGTCCGCGCCGACATGCAGGTGCGCCTGGACGGGATGTGGCAGAAGTTCATCTCCGTGGTTGCAGCCAATCGCGGGATGTCCGAACAAGCGATTCGTGACACGCAAGCTCGCGTCTATGGCGCGGACGAAGCGGTCAAGGTCGGCTTGGTCGATGCGGTCATGTCTCCGCAAGAGGCAGTCGCTTCCTTCCGGGCCGAAGTCTTCGGCTCTTCCACCAGCGAAAATAGGAGTCCCACCATGAGCGATACCAAGAAGCCCGACGCCACCGTCGAAGAGCAGAAGAAGACCGACGCGACCGTCGAGCAGCAGAAGAAGACCGAAGAGAAGGTCGACCACGCTGCCAACGAGCGTGCTCGCATCGAGAGCATCACCACCTGCGACGAAGCCAAGGGCCGCGAAGGTCTGGCGAACCACATCGCGTTCAAGACCAACATGAGCGTGGATGACGCCAAGGCCATGCTCGCCTCGTCGCCGAAGGGCGCTGCCTCGACCTCCGCCCTGGACGCCGCGATGGCGAAGACCGGCGGCGGTGCCGACATCTCGAACAACGGCGGCGACGAAGAAGAAATCGACAACAAGGAAAAGGCCGGTGGCGGCCTGCTGGACGCGTACACCAACGCGACCGGCAACAAGAGCATCCTGAAGACCTCGTAATCCGAACCGTCGCCAGCCTAGACGGCAAAAATCGGCTATCCGTCCAATCACAGGAGTTATCGAAATGACCAACTTTGGCCCCATCGCTGGCGCGTCGGTCGACAACAGCAACGCCAACGGCAACGTCCAGCTCTTCGCAGGCGAGTCCGACATCGTTACCACGCAGGGCCAGCTCGTCGCTGCTGGCGCTCCGTACGTCGGCGGTCAGGTGCTCGGTCGCGTGACCGCCACCGGCCTGTTCGCCAAGCACAACCCCTCGGCCACCGATGGCTCGGAGAAGGCCGTCGCCATCCTCGGCTACAACGTGCCGGTGGTGACCGCTGGCAAGTACGAGGGCATCTACACCGGCGGCGTCTTCAACATCGAAGCGCTCACCTTCCACGCCGACACCGACACCGCGCTCGAAAAGGCCGCTGTGTTCGACGGCACCAATATCGTCGCCCAGCGCCTCTACGGCAACCCTTAACTGAAACAGGAGAAGCAAGATGGATTTGTATAGCACTGCGGAACTGCGCAAGGTGATCGTCGACAGCCGGCCGCCCGTGCAGTATTTCCTCGACCGTCTGTACCGCGAGCAGATGAACTTCACCACCGAAGAAATCATGTTCGACGAGCTGCGTCTCGGCCGTCGCATGGCTCCCTTCGTGGCCCCGAACTTGCAGGGCCGTGTGCTGAAGCGCTCGGGCTTCTACACCAAGATGTTCCGTCCGGCCTACGTCAAGCCGAAGGACGCGGTGACCCCGGGCCGCATGCTGCGTCGTCTGGCCGGTGAAGGTCTGACCGGCGACCAGACCCCGGGCCAGCGCTGGCAGGCAACCGTGGCCGCGTACCAGCTCGACCAGCGCAACCAGATTTTCCGCCGCTGGGAATGGATGGGTGCGCAGGCCGCGCTGTACGGTCAGGTCACCGTGTCGGGCGAAGACTACCCGACCGTCACCATCGACTTCGGCCGCGCCGCCAACCACACCGTCATCCTGTCGGGTTCGGCGCTGTGGAGCGATGCGTCGAGCCTGCCGGACGACGACCTGGAAGATTGGGCCGCACGCGTGCATGACGCCGAAGGTTTCGTCGTCACCCGCGTCACGATGGGCCGTCTGGCGTGGAAGGCGTTCAAGCGCAACCCGTCCATCCGCGAGCTGCTGGAAACCCGTCGTGGCTCGAAGTCCGAAGCCGAGACCGGCCCGGGCCTGGGCGAGAGCGTCGAGTACAAGGGCCAGATCGGTTCGTTCAACATCTACGTGTACAACGACGTGTACGAAGACGAGAACGGCGCGATGCAGCCGATGATGGACCCGCGCGACGTGCTGCTGGAAGCGGGCGCTGGCTTCGACGGCGTTCGCGCCTTCGGTGCCATCATGGATGCCGACGCCGGTTTGCAGGCGCTCGACATCTTCCCGAAGCTGTGGAAGAACCCGGACCCGTCCGTGGTCTACCTGATGTCGCAGTCGGCTCCGCTCATGATCCCGAGCCGTCCGAACTGCACGCTGCGCGCCCGCGTCGTCGCGTAAACCGCAAGACCAGCAACGCCCGGTTCGCCGGGCCGCGCTGTTTCAGCAAACCTACCCAACCGAGCAACAGGAGAAGCAGCAATGGCTGACGACAAGACCCCCGCCAAGAAGACCACCGAGAAGTCCACCGCTTCCGCCGCTGGCAAGAAGCTGGTCGCCCGCGTGGCCCTGAAGGGCGACTTCGACGCGCACGACGGCCTGGGCGTTGCGATGCAGGAAATCCCGGCAGGCAACACCTTCAGCACCGACGACGCCAAGCTGGCGAAGTCGCTGGTCGACCAGGGCTTCGCCAAGTCGGCGAAGGACGCCGCGAAGGACGACGAGGTGCTGGACGCCTCCGGGGGTTCCGTGCCGCCGAAGGTCGAGACCACCAAGTAATCGCACCTGGGCGATAGGAGAAGGAACATGGGCTGGCTTGAAATCAAACAACGTGCGCGTGATGTGACGCACTCGACGTTCGGCATCCCAGCCCTGTTCCGCTCGGCGGGCGGCGTGTCTACGGACACGTCCGCTCGTTTGCACTACAAGGTTCGCACGTACGGTGACCTCGACCGCGAAGGCTTCGCGACGACCGTCGACGATGTGGACTACGTTGTACTCGACACCCGCGACCTGCTGGCGAAGGGCGTTGTTGCCGAAGAAGGCAACCGCATTTTCTTCCCGCAGCTCAACCGATCTTTCAAGCTCGACGTGGAGCATCCCTCGGAGGACGGCCGCTACGTCAAGTGGGCAGTAACGGAGGCAACGCCGTGACCATCGGCCTGACCATCAACGGACTCGATGACGTGCGCAAGATGGTGGGCGGCATACCGGAAACGGTTGACCGCGCATCGGCTGTTGCGATCAACGAAGCGATCACGTTCGGTCAGGCTGAGAGCAGCCGCCGCATCCGCGAGCAGGTTGCGTTCAAGGCGAGCTACATCGGCAACGCGACCGACCCGGGCGCGAGACTGCGTGTGGCGAAGAAGGCCCGCGTTGGCGACCTCACCGGCATCATCTCGGGCCGTCATCGCCCGACCTCCCTGGCGCAGTTCGAGCAGGGCGCGAAGCTCGGCAAGGGCGGCTATGTGCGGGTCAAGGTGTCCGCGACCGGCGGGTCGAAGCGCATCCCCGGTGCGTTCCCGATCAAGCTGCGGCGCGGCAACGGCGTGTACGACGCCGAGAACGCGAACGAAGGCATCGCGGTGCGGCTCAACAAGGACGGCGAGTTGCCTGCGGGCTTGAACAAGAAGTCAGCGGTCAACGTGAGCGGAAGCCTGTACCTGTTGTATGGTCCGTCCGTCGATCAAGTATTCCGTGACGTTCGATTCGATGTGCAAGGCCCTGTGGGCGACGCCCTCGAATCGAGCTTCCTCCGCAACTTCGGGAGATTGAACCGTGGCTGATACGAAGCGCCTCGCGCTGGTCAAAGCGATCTGCAATCACCTCATGACCGAAATCAAGAAGTCGAACGGCTACAACTTCGACCTCGCGATGGTCCGTCGTGACAAGCGCAGTTTCGGCAAGGAGATGAAGCTGCCCGGCATCGCAGTGCTGGAAAACTTCAACCCGGATCGTCTGCCGGAAGTCATCGGGCAGCTCAACGGGCCGAAGCACAAGTACGATCAGGTCTACCTGCTCAACGGCTGGGCGGATAACTCCGATCTGGCCGATGGCGACGATGAGACGGATGCGGCGCATCTGCTCATGGGCGATGTAAAGAAGGCGCTGGGCAAACTGATTGACCGGCGCAACCAAACCGGGCTTTTCGATGGTCTCGCCAACACGCTGTCCATCGAACCCGGGGTTGTTCGGCCTCCCGACGAGCAATCCGAAAGGGCGTACTTCTGGATGCGAATCCGTCTGGAAGTCGTCGAGATGGTGGGAGACCCGTATTGGATTCGTGACAACTAAACCCTGCAACACCACCGAAGGAGACCAGCAATGGGCAGCGAGAACTACACCCTGGGCCGTGGCGAACTGCGTTTCGACAAGTTCGCTCCGGGCACCCGCAACAAGACCGGCGAGCGTTACCTGGGCAACACCCCGGAACTGAACCTCACCACCGAGAGCGAAAACCTCGAACACTTCAACAGTGATCGCGGTATCCGCGTCAAGGACAAGAGCATCGTTCTGGAAAAGACCGACAGCGGCACGTTCATCGCCGATGAAATCAGCGACGACAACGTGGCCCTGTGGTTCCTGGGCGACGTGAGCGTCGTGGCGCAGGCGGCCCTCACCGCGCAGACCCAGGTGGTTCCGGCCAACCGCGTCAAGCCGGGCACCTACATCCAGATCGGCGAGTCCCAGGCAAACCCGACCGGCGTGCGCAACGTGACCGTCGCGAGCGTCACTGACGGCGCGACCCCGACCCCGGTCTCGTACGTGCTCAACGAGGACTACACCGTCGACTCCGAGCTGGGCCAGCTCTACGTCGTGCCGGGTGGTGCCATCGACGGCACCGAAGCCTTCACGATCAACTACAGCGCGGCCGCCTCGACCCGCTCGCAGGTGGTCGTGGGCGACGGCACCACCGTGGAGGGCGCGCTGCGCTTCGTGTCGTTCAACCCGACCGGCCCGCGCCGCGACTACCTGTGGCCCTACGTGCAGCTCCGCGCGGACGGCGATCTGGCCCTGAAGGGCGACGAATGGCAGCAGCTCAGCTTCGCGTTCGACATCCTGAAGCTGGACGGCTACGCTACCGTCTACATCGACGGCCGTCCCCAGGTGGCGTAACAGGGGCGCGTCAAACGCGGTCAAGGCCAACTTAGTCAAGACCAAGAAGGCCAAGACCAACTTCGACAGGCCGCTCTCCGAAAGGGGGCGGCCTGTTTTCTTGCCAGCAACCGAGGAAGCCCATGTCCCTTTCTACCCTTCGCCTGCGCACCATCACCGTCCCGTACCAGGGCGCGGACGGCGAGCACCCCATCACCCTCTACGGCCTCAACGCGAACGACGTGGCCGGAATCCTGATCGTCCAGAAGGACAACCTCGAAGGTCTGTTCGACATCGTGCAAGGCGCGGGTGTCAAGAGCGCTTCCGACCTCGCCGAAGCCGACATGCTGAAGATCGCGCAGACCCTCATGGTGCAGATGCCCGACTTCATCGCACGCGTTATCGCCTACGCCTCGCACGAGCCGGAAGAGTGGCACGTCGCGTTGCAGCTCGATCTGCCGACGCAGGTGAAGTGCCTGCGCGCTATCGCCGACCTCACCTTCAAGGACGAGGCCGGTTTCCGTGAGTTCCTGGGAAACGTGGTGGCGGCACTGCGCGGCGTAAAGGGCGTGGTGCCGCAAAACCGAAATCTCGTCTCGAACGATTCGCCGAATGGTGGAACGGAATCCGAGCAGCAGTCTCCTTCCTGATTTCGGAAGGACACCCGAACGCAGGCGAGTATCCACTCGGCGTTCTGATCGTTGAAACGGAAATCGCTCGCGAACGTGTCAACAATCGGCTGAAGACGGAAGCGCTGTTGATTCAAGGTGCAATCGGGTCCGCGCTCACGAAGAAGGGCGCACAGGCATTCAAGGAACAAATCTCGGAGCTATAGGCGATGGCCGCTAACAACGAAGTTGAGCTGATCGTACGTGCGAAGAACCTCAGCACGAAAACTATTTCTCAGCTCAACAACGAGCTGGACAAAATCGCCGATAACCAAGAGAACGTAGCAGAAGCCAACCAGCTTGCCGAACGTTCGTTCGAGAGCCTGAAGTCCGAGCAGCAGAAGTTGCTCGCGATCATGAAGTCTCTCAACGACCGCTCGCGCAAGCTGGAAGGTTATGCGCAGCAGGAAAAGCAAGTCGCCAGTCTCCGCGAAGAGCTGGCGCGTGCTCGCGAAAACCTCAACACCTTGGCGCAGCAGTTCTACAACACGGACAAGCCGACCAAGGAGTTCACCAATCAACTGAAGGCGGCAGGCGGCGAAGTCACCCGCCTGGACGCTTCACTGCGCAACTCCGAGCGTCGTTTGCAGACGACCGGCGCGCAGTTGAAAGACATGGGCGTGGACACGACGCGCTTCAGCCAGTCGCAGGAACAGCTCAACGGTGCGCTGCAAAACTCGCTCGCGCTGTACGGCCGGTCGACGCAGAACATGGAGCGCTACGAAAGCGCCGTCGCTGAAGTCCGCAACGAGCAGGCCCGCGCGCAGCAGGAAGAGCGTGAGCAGGCTCAGGTGGCGCGCGACACCTCTGCCGCGCTGGCCCAGGCCGCGAAGGAGCGCGAAGAGCAGGCCCGCAAGGAGCAGCGCCTCGTCGAGCTGACGACGAACGTCTACCGCACCCTGGCCCGCGAGAAGGAGAAGGCGGCGGCCGCTGGGGCGAGCTTCCGCGCCACCGGCTCCCAGGCTGCGCAGGCGGCCCGCGCTACCGCTGCCCCTGCCGTTGGTAGCGGGTCGGCCCTCGGCGGCGCGGCAGCAGGCGTACAGGCGGTGCTGGACCCGGCCAAGGAAGCGGTCGCCACCCTCGGCCAGCTCGAAAAGGCGGTCGACCAGCTCGAACAGGAGTTCCAGGCGCTCACGCCGGACGCCCTGAAGGCCGCCGATGGCATCGAGAAGCTGGCGGACCAGAGCCGCCGTCTCCGCGAAGCCGCGTCCGCGCTGAAGGGGCAGGCCAGCCTCGCCGACGACCTCACCCGCCAGAACGCAGCCTTGACCGCCAGCCAGCAGCGATTCGAGGAAGCGCGGCAGGAAGTGCTGCGCTACGCCGAAGCCGTGGAGAAGTCCGACCGGCCGAACGATGAACTGGCGGCGTCGCTGCAACGCGCGCAGGGCGCACTGCGGCAGGCGCAGGCTGACCTGGGTCGACAGACCGAGGCGTTCAACCGTGTGCAGCAGCGCGCGGCGGCCGCAGGCATCACCCTGGAAAACCTCAACGGCATCGAGCAGCGTCTCGCTCAGAATGCCGGTCGCGTCGCCAACGGCCAGAAGCAGGTCGCGCAGACGATGACGCAGTTGGAGCAGTCGACCGCGAAGACGAGCAAGCAGCTCAACGCGCTCAACACCGGGCAGCGCACTGCGCTCTCGCTGTATCAGCGCACGCGCGGTCAGGTGCTCTCGCTGGTGTCCGCCTACGTGGGCGTGTTCGGCGCGATCAATCTGGTGAACAGCGCGATTGATTCGGCGCTGGAAAAAGAACGCGTGATGTCGCGACTCATGATCGCGAATAAGGGCGACGCGAACGCAGCGGCGAAGGAATACGACTACCTGCGCAAGAAGGCCGACGAGCTGGGTCTCGCATTCGGCCCGCTGGCAGATTCGTACTCCCGTTTTGCCGTGGCTGCACGCGACGCGGGCATGAGCACTGAGGCCACGCGTTACATCTTCGAGGCGTTTACCGAGGCTGCGACCGCGATGCGGTTGAGCGGCGACGAGACGGCTGGTGCATTCCGTGCGCTGGAACAGATTTTCTCGAAGGGCTACATCCAGGCGGAAGAGCTTCGCGGCCAGCTCGGCGACCGCATGACCGGCGCGTTCAACCTGTTCGCGAAGGCCATCGGCGTCACGACCCAAGAGCTGAACAAGATGCTCGAAAAGGGCGGTGAGGTGAAGGCCGAGTTCGTGCTGCTGGCGGCGCAGACCGCACGCGGCATTTACGGCCCGCAGGCGAAGGCGGCATCGAACAGCCTGCTCGGTGACCTCAACCGCACGCAGAACGCATGGGGCGACCTGAAGCGCGAAATCATGGACGGCGGCCTGGGCACCGCGCTCCGTTCGCTGTTCGTCGACCTGACGAAGTTCCTGAAGAGCGACGACGGCCAGAAGTTCGCTGCGAATCTGACGAAGGTTCTCGTTGCTGCTGCCGAAGCAGGCAAGGACTTGATCGACGTGTTCGCCGAGTACGACGGCCTGATCGAGACCGTGGCGAACACCGTCGCGTTCCTCGTGCGGAACTTCAAGGAGCTGATCGCGATCATGCTGGCGATCCAGGCCGCACGCATCGCCATCGTGTTCACCCAGCTCGCCACGGAAATCCTGAAGGCTCGTGCAGCCACGGTCGCGCTCAACACCGCTCTCGGTGCAGGCACGGCCGCGTCTGCCGGTCGCGCAGGCGCTTCGCTGCTGGCGCTGATCGGCGGCCCCATCGCGGCGCTGCTGGCGATTGCGTCCGCAGGCGTGGTGATCCCGATCTACTTCCAGATGAAGGGCGAGCTGAAGTCGAACAACGAAAAGCTCGATGTCGAGAAGACGATCACCAACCTCAACCGTGGCTTCGCCGCGTCTGAGCGCAACCTCGCCGTGCTGTCCCGCGACAACACCGAGCAGTTGGAAAAGCGCGTCGAAGCGGCGCAGCGGTTGCTGACGATCTACGACGAGCAGAAGAAGAATCTGGCCGACCAGATCGCGCAGAACACCACGATCCGCAAGAATCAGGTGGCGATCCGCACCGCGCAGAGCACCCGCGAGGGTGATGCCAATCTGCCGTCGAAGCAGTTCGAGGCCATCCGGCAGGTCGAGGCGGAAGGCAAGGCGATGGAGGCGCAGCTCGCGAACCTCGAACGTCGTGCCGCCCCGCTCCGCGAGCTGGTGGCGTCGGCCGGTCGTGACCTGGGCATCGCCAAGTCGAAGGCCGCCGCGACCGAGAACGACGCCCTGGCGGCCGAGTTCAAGCGCATCCAGGCCGAGGCCGATGCTGCGGCTAAGCGTGCAGGCACCGACACCAAGGCGGCGAAGGCGGCTGAAGCTGCGCGCAAGAAGAAGGAGGCCGAAGAGAAGCGTCTTGCCGCCCTGGCCGAGCGCCGCGTGCGCCTGGAAGAAGACGTGGCCGAGAAGCTGCGCGACATCGACAACGACATCGCCCAGGCACGACCGGATACGCTGGAAGACCGCCTGAAGATCATCGACAACAAGATCGCTGATCGTCGCGCCGAGTTGGAGCGGATGATTCGTGAGGCTGAAAAGCTCAACGTGCCGGACGCGAAGGCAGAAGCGCAGCGCGGCCTCAATGCGCTGCCGGACCTCGAAAAGCAGCAGAAGCAGTTGGCCGAGCAGGAGTTCTACGAGGCTCGCATCAACACCCTGTTGCAGCAGCGCAGCACGTCTATCGACACGATCAACACGTTGCAGGAAGCCGGGCTGCTGACCGCGAGCGAAGCGTCCGCGCAGATGGAAGAGGTCAACGCACGTCTGCTGCCGCAGCTCGAAGCCCTGCGTCTGAAGGCGGTCGAGTTCATGGCAACCCTGGGCGACGGCCCGCAGGCCCAGGCCGCACGCGCGAACCTCGAAAATCTCAACGCGCAGATCAAGGCGATGTCGGTCGAGATGTCGGCGACCAAGCGGCAGATCGTCGACGTGTTCACCAACGGCTTCACGAACGCCTTCATGGAAAGCTCGAAGGTGGTGTCCGATTACCTGAAGGGCATCCAGAGCGCGAGCGACGCATGGAAGAGCTTCGGCGACATCGTGCTCAACACCATCGCCGACATCCTCGTGCAGCTCGCGCAGATGATTATCCAGCAGGCCATCTTCAACGCGCTGAAGCAGGCGTCAGAGAACGCCAGCGGCGGCTGGGGCGCGATCATCAACGCAGCGATGAGCTACGTGAAGCACGACGGAGGCATCGTCGGCAGCGCGTCGAAGAAGCGGGCGGTCCCGTCCTTCGTGTACGACAACGCGGTGAAGTACCATTCGGGCGGCGTGGTTGGGTTCGCTGCTGACGAAGTGCCAGCAGTGTTGAAGCGCAACGAAGAGGTCTTGACCGAGAACGACCCGCGTCATCGCTTCAACGGCGGCCTGGACGGCGGCAACGGCCAGACCCCGATGGACGTGTCTATCATCAACACCATCGACAGCGAGAGCGTGGTCGCGGCCGGTGCCAACACTCGTGCAGGCCGACAGGCGATCTTCAACGTCATCAAGGCTGACCGATCCACCTTCAAGAAACTCCTGAGCTAAAGGAACCAACATGGGACATGCAATCGGAACGGTAACCGGCGGCAGCGGCGACGAGGCTTACTACAAGGTTCTCGCCGCGATCAAGACGCTGGCCGAAGCGAACGGGTGGACGACCCTGCGCTACATCGACGTAGGTGCGAACCGCGAACTGATCTTGAACTCAAAGGGCCTGTCCGGCACCGAGGACATCTACATCGGGTTCAAGACCTACTTCAGCACCAGCGGCGACTACTACAACATCGTCGTTGGCGTGTTCACCGGCTATGTGTCGGCGAACTCGTTTGAAACCCAGCCGGGCGGCCGCCTCTCCGGTGTGCCGTGCCACAACAACGCCGTGACCTACTTCATGATGGCCAACCCTCAGCGCATCGCGGGCTGCTTCAAAGTGGGCACGCCGGTCTACACGCACTTCTACGCGGGGAAGATGTTCCCGTACTCGCGGCCGGGCGAGTTTCCGTCGCCGCTGGTATGCGCAGGCATGTTTAACGGCGCAGCCGGTAAGCGCTTCTCCGACCTCGACTACAGCTTCCCGTATCACGGTCGCGAGAGCGGCCCGTCGACGCCGGAGCGCCCGTCGCTGCTATGGCTGCGCGATCAGGCAGGCGCATGGCGTCGTCTGTCGCACTTCCCGTTCTACAACGGCGCAGCGGGCAGCAACACGTGGAACGGCAGCAACGCCCTGGCGAACTACAACTATCTCGACACCGACAGCACTCACCGATCCCTGGTCCCGGCAGGCACGAACTACCAGCCCCAGCCGATCATCCTGTACACCTGCGCATCGGCGAGCGGCGTCTACAGCGGCAACGTGTTCGGGGAGCTGGACGGCGTGTACCAGATTTCCGGCTTTAACAACAACGTGGAGAACGTCGTGCAGATCGGCGGCACTCCGGTGGACGGCACTGGCATGACCGTAGCCGAACACGTCGATGCAGTCCTTGCGGCAGGTGGCCGCGCATTCGTGATGCTGCAAGACGTGGGTCGTACCGACTGGCGCAGCTTCATCGGCTTGGAGATGACCTAATGTTCTACACCGGCAATTTTTCTTCGTTCGTGACGCTGAAGGCGTCGATGGAAGCGGCGCTTCAGAATCACGGCTGGGCGCTCAACGGCGACGGCACGCTGGTCAAGAACGGCATGTACGTGCGTCTCGTGGCGAGCACGATTTATCAGATCGCCGCGTTCGCTGGCACCGGCAGTTCGCTTCCTCCGGCACCGCTGCCGGGCGCGCCTGCGTACGGCGTCAAGATCATGAACTTCAGCGGTTCGCCGATGAACTTCCCGGCGACTTACGACCTGCATGTGTTCGAGGACACCGACGAGGTGTACCTCGTTGTCAACTACAACGGCGACAAGTACCAGCAGTTGTCGTTCGGCAAGTCGCGCGTCAATCAGGTCGGCGGCACCGGCATGTGGCTCACCGGCTCTTTCCGCAGCGACGTTGTTCAGGCGGCGACGCATCTCGTGTACACCAGCGCGTCGGACAGCTACGTCGGCTTCGGTTGGAGCGGCATGGGCTGCGGCCTGTTCCACGAGGCGTACAACGCGCCCCTGGGGTGCTCGTACATCCACACCGGCCTGGACACGACCGGCTGGAAGCAGGTAGGCACGAGTGACGGCAACCTGCTCGGTAGCGGCGACCCGATGGCGGCCCTTCTGCAATCGCTGCCGTCGCAGTTCAACCAGAGCACGGTGCTGCTGCCGCTGCTGGCTGTGCAGCGCCGTTTGTCGAAAGGCCAGACCGTCGCCGCCGACCTGGAAAACGCGCGCTTGTGCCGCAACGACAATCACCTGTCCGGCGAAATCGTGACCTACGGAACCGACCGCTGGAAGGTCTACCCGTTCCACCGCAAGAACGCCGCTGTGCGCAACGGCGTGCCGTGGTCTACCGGGTCGGATCACACCGGCACCTTCGCTTACGCCATTCGCTACACGGGGCCGTGACATGTCAGGTCGAATCGGACAAATGGGCAACCCGTTCGAGCGAGGCATCGACAACCCGATGCTCAGCGACGAGCTGGACGAACTGACGGAAGTCGTGACGATGTTCGACAGCTACGACGGCGCTCGCTTTTTGCAGGGGCGCTACGGTAGCTGGCACGTGCATGCGAGCAACCATTGGGGCGTGTCGGCGCAGCGCAAGATGACGAGCTTCTTCGACGACTACTACAACCGCATCTTCATCGTCCCGGCCGCCCTGGACGCGGGGAATCTGCTGTCCACGCAGATCAGGCACATCGTCTTGTGGAACGCTTACGTGACGCCGCAAACGTTGGAGTCGGCGGTGCTGGGTCCGCAGGCGGGCATCTCGATGACGCCGCCCGCTGGCGTCAGCATTCCATTCGAGATGCCGCCGCTGCGCGAGTTGGATTTCACCGTGCAGATCGAGCTGGCTGGCCCGCCGACGATCAACAGCTATGCGCGCTTCACCGTGGAGGGCGTCAACTACACCGTGCCGATCACCGGCCGTCGCATCGTGCTGTTCCCGTTCTCTCCGAATTGGGGGTCGCCGGTCGACGAGACGATCACGCATCGGTCGTGGGTGCTGTCCTCCGACGATGGCAGTGAGCAAACCGGCAGCGAGTCCGGCGAAGTGCCGCGTCGCTCGTTGGAGTTCAACATCAACCTGCGCACGTCTATGCAGGCCCAGCGTGCCGAGAACCTGCTGTTCGCGTGGCAGTCCCGCTTCTTCGGCGTTCCGCATTGGGGCGAAGAGTCGCGCACCGACGCAGCAGCGGCCGCAGGCTCGGACGTGATCGCGTTCGATACCTTCGGCCTGTCCCTGGAACCCGGCTCGCTGGTGGCGCTGTACCTCGACGACGAAGTGAACGAAATCCGTGAAGTGCAGCAGGTCACCGCTGACGGCGTTCGGGTCACGACCGCGTTGGAGCACGACTGGCCGGTCGACTCTCGCGTGTATCCGTGCTTCGTGGGCCTCATGAACGAGCAGATGTCGGAGCAGCGCGAGACCTCCCGCGTCGGCCGTATGGCGATGGCTTTCGACTTCGAGCCGAGCGTGACCCCCGGCAACACCGCGCTCAACGTCGCTCCGCTCACCTACCGGGGCCACGAGCTGTACGTCAAGGAGACCAATTGGCTGTCGGCGATGCCGTTCTCGTTCACTGCGGACACCAAGCGCGTCGACGCGGGGACCGGCAAGTTCGCCGCGTTCACTACGTCCGGCTTCTCGAAGATCAGCCGCCGCCACAACTGGACGCTATTCGACCGCGCCGATATTTTCGAGTTCCGTCGCTTCCTCGGTCGACGCCAGGGCGTTGCTCGTTCGGTCTACATGCCGAGCGGCACCGAAGACTTCACTATGGCGGCGACGATGCTCGACACGGAAGACTCGTTGGTCGTGCAATCGAACGAGTACGCGAAGCCGGTGGGCGCGCATCCGGCCCGCCGTGACATCATCATCGTGCTGAAGAGCGGCCGGTATTTCTGCCGCCGCATCACGACGGTGAGCGAGTTCGACAACCTCACCCGCTTGCAGCTCGACAGCGCGCTCGGCGAAGAGGTCAGCCCGCAGGACGTTCGCCGGATCAGCTTCTTGACCCTGTACCGCTTCCAGTCCCCATCCACCACGCTGCGATACCTAACCGACTCGAAGGCGACTGTCGAGTCGATGTTGATCGCCAAGACGACCGAGGACTGACATGTCTCTGGCCCAATACGAAACCAGCAACGAACAAGGCTCCCGCGTGGAGCTTTACCTGTTTGAGAGTGACGACGGCCGCTACCGCTGGGCGTACACCACCGATGCGCGTGACAAAGTGCTCGGCCCGATCACGTACAAGCCGGAGGCGATCAAGCGCGGCGAGCTGAAACAGACCGCAGGCGACGCCAACGTCGAGAACCTTCAGGTGGTCGTTCCGTTCGACAACCCCGTGGCCGCTGCGCACGTGCCGTACCTGCCGCCGCGTCCGATCAAGCTCACGATCTACGCCTACCAGCGCAACGACCCCGGCGCAGAAATCGTGCAGGCGTTCACCGGCTTCGTGACGAGCTTCAGCCAGAAGGGAGCCGAGGCCACCCTGGAATGCTCGCAGATCATCGACAACCTCTCGCAGACGGTGCCGTGGGTGGTGTTCAAGGTTGGCTGCGTGTGGGCGTTGTATCAGATCGGTTGCGGCGTGGATAAGTCGCTCTGGCGTCGCGATGCGCTCGTCACCACCGTGGACGGCTACACGCTCGGTTCGCCGGAGTTCGCGGCCAAGCCGACCGGCTACTACACCAACGGCTTCGTCGTCGACCGCGAGACTGGCGAACAGCGATTCATTACCGCGCACGACGCGGCTACCGGCACGATCAAGGTCGTGTATCCGTTCCAGAGTGTGCAGGGCGGACAGACTCTCGACGTGTACGCAGGCTGTGCTCGCACGAAGGAAGTGTGCTCGGGCAAATTCAACAACAAGATCAACTATGTCGGGTTCGATCACTTCCCGACCTACAACGTCTTCCAGCAGGGGATCACCTAAATGGCCTGGATCGCAATTATCGTCGCAATCGTCGTCGCAATCGTCGGCGAGCTGCTGCGGCCGAAGCAGAAGTTCAACGACCCGAACCCATCGGCCGTGGGCGATTTCAAGTTCCCGACCGTGGACGCCTCTCGCGTCGTGCCGATCTGGTGGGGCACCTGCAAGATGATGGGGCCGAATGTCGTGTGGTTCGGCGACCTCGAAGTCGTGACGCTGAAGAAGAAGGTCAAGACCGGCTGGTTCTCGTCGAAGAAGATCGTCACCGGGTACAACTACTACCTGGGCGTGCAGCTCGTGTTCGGCTACGGCCCGGCAGACGAGTTCATCGAGCTGCGCGTCGACGACAAGGTGGCCGATCTGGTCAAGTCCGTGTTCAAGTGGAAGGACACGTGGATGGCTGGCGCTACCGCAAGCAAGGAGTTCGTCGGCGACAAGTGCGAGTTCTACATCTGCTCGCCGTCGATTCTCGACAACGGCGACCCGCCGAGCGGCGTGGTGGGGAAGTGCGTGCTGTACCAGGGCACCTTCACCCAGGGCACGAACAACTACCTGTCCGGCCAGTGGAACGAGCCGGATATGTCGGCGTTCCGTCCGCTGTTGCACATGGTCATGGAGAAGGTGTACCTGGGCAACAGCGACACGCCCCCTCCTATCTCTGTCATCGTTCGCCGTTGCCCCAACCAGCTCGGCCTGACCGGCGGCCGCCACAACGTCAACGGCGACGCGAATATTGCGTGCGCGTCGTACGAGTTGATGACGAACAACATGTGGGGCATGAAAATCCCCGAAGACAAGATCGACGTTGATTCGTTCCGCGCGTGCGGCAACCTGTTGGCTGAAGAGTCCCTGGGCATCTCGATGCTGGTGCAGTCGGCCATGCTCGGCAAAGACCTGCTCGCCGAGATTTTGCGCCACGCTGACGGCGTGATCTACGCCGATCCGGTCACCGGCCTCTACACGATGACGCTGGCCCGCGAGTTCTCGCAGGCCGAGAAGGACGACCTGCTGATTATCGACGACAGCTCGATCCTCGAAGACAGCTTTGATTTCTCGCGCACGTCCTGGGAGATGACGAAGAACACGATCATCGTCGAGTACACCGACCGGACCTCGTTTGAAACGAAGCCGGTGCAGTACCAAGACCTCGCCAACATCGACGTGCGCGGCGGCATGATCGACGCGGAGACCTTCAGCTACCTCGGCTTCAGCAACGACGTGGCCGCGATGAACACCGCTGCCCGCGTGTCGAAGATGAAGGCGTCGCCGCTGGTCTCGGCAAAAATGTCACTGAAGCGCATCGGCTACCGGCTGCGCCCCGGCAGCGGCTTCTGGCTGCGCAAGCCGGATCGCGGTCTGGCGAATGTGCTCATGCGCGTGATCGAAATCAGCTACGGCACTCTGGACGACCCGGCGATCAAGATCACCGCGATGGAGGACATCTTCGAGGTCAACGCCGTGGCGTACGTGCCGCCGGGTCCGGGCGATTGGGTGCCGCCGGTTACCGCGCTCGCACCGTTCGCCGCGCAACGCGTGATCGAAGCCCCGGCGTTCGGCGCTGACGACATGAGCCGTCGATTCCTCATCACGATGGGCGTACCCGCGAGCAACGGCGTTATCGGCTACGACGTGTGGAGCGACCCCAGCGGCGCGAGCAACTACCAGATCACGAACGTGGTCGAGGGCTACACGCCGTCTGCCGTGCTCTCGGCCGGTCTGTCGCGCACTGGCCCGGAAGTCGATAACGCAGGCTTCACCGTGTCGTCGCCGGTAGGTCTCACCGGGCTGGACCCGGGCACCGATGGATCGCGCGAGGCGGGCGAGAACCTGTTGCTGGTTGGCAACGAACTCATGGCATGGAAGAACATCGTCGATAACGGCAACGGCACGTTCACTGTCACGGGCGTGTACCGCGCTGTGCTCGACACCATCGCGCAGGATCACGCGACCGGCGCGCGTGTGTTCTTCCTGTCTGAAGGCGCAGGCACGACCAACGTCGACGGCTACTCCGGCAACGTCACGGTCAACACGAAGCTGGCCCCGAAAAACGTAGCGCAGTCGCTCGACATCAACCTCGCTGCGGCGGTCACGGTCACGACCAATTCGCGCTCGCTGCGGCCGCTGCCGCCGGGCCGCATCCGGGTCAATTCCGCGCCAGTCGACGCAGGTGCGACCTTCACGGGTGACATGCTCCTGACCTGGGCGCACCGCAATCGCCTGGACGGGACCATCGCCTCCCAGGCCGATCCGGCACGCACGCCCGAGGAAGGAACGACCTACAACATCCGGGTCTACACCAGCTCGAACGCCCTACTGGCGCAAGCCCTGGCGGTGTCGGACGCAGCTACCGCCGCGACCATCCGCCTCGCAGTAGCAGGAGACATGCGCGTCGAGATTGAGTCGGTTCGGGAGGGCCTGGCCTCTTGGTCGAAGCAGACGGTCTACTTCAGCTACACTCCGGCCAGCGGCACGACCACCAACACCATCGCGGTCGACGAGCCGGAGTACGTTCTTGACGGAGGGGGTGCGTAATGGCGCAGGTCGTAGTTGCACAACGAATGTGGCAGCGCCGTGACACGGCGGCAGTTTGGAGTTCTAAGAACCCGATTCTGGCGGCGGCGGAAATTGGTGTAGAGCTTGGGGCCACTGCTGCCGACACGAAATTCAAGATCGGCGATGGCTCAACTCCCTGGAACTCTTTGCCTTATTTCTCCGGCGGCGGCGGAGGGGGCGAAAGCGCCTACGACATTGCGGTCGCTCATGGCTTTGTTGGAACCGAAGAACAATGGCTCGCCTCTCTGCAAGGGCCGACAGGAGCCCCCGGCCCGGCCTACGTTCCATATCCTCGCGCGTACCACTTCGCTAACGGCGACGTTGTGTACGGCGCAACGACGTGGGACGGAACATATACGCGCGGCACGAAGATGATCCCGAATTTCGTCAAAGCGGGGGACTTGATTGTCGCGTGTATTTTTCATCGAGGCGTGCTTACGCTTCCGAGCGGATTTTCTGTAGCGCCATCGAAAAGCGAAAACACCGGAACATATATTCAGTACAACTCTCTTGCTGTTAAGCGAGCTGTAGGCACTGAAGCAGGAACGTCGGTTGAGTTCTTGCAGAACATAGATCAAAGCATGACGATCCAAATTCTAGTTTTCCGAGCGACGGACGGGAAGCTGGCTGAAATTCAACAAAGCTACGTGATGTCGAATACGGCTTCGCCTCTCCCGATACCTACCGGAGTTGTGTCGGGCCGATACGGGCAAGTAGCGCTGTCTTCTTTTTCCTCGCACTTCGCTGCGTCGGGCGACGCATCGACTACTATCACGCAGCCCACAGGCATGACCCTATTGAGCCCTTCTTCGGTCAACAACAACCGGCTAGGCGTAGCGGTTAAAAACATGGTCGAAGGGGAAGCGCTGACCGGCCAATGGGTGTCGGGAAGCGGATCGTCTTGGGTCGTCGGGACGGTAGTGATGATCGGTGCTAGCGCTTAACACGGAGAAAATCATGAGCCCGGCAAACATAGAAACGAGGGGTAGATGAGTGACCGACAAGCAAGGGGGCTTGCTGGATGCAGCACAGCAAGCGGTTCGTATGGAACGCATTGAAGGTGAGCAGCGGCTGCTCGCATCGCAGGTCAAGCAGAGCGTCGACGTGCTCACGAGCACGTTGCATGCGTTGCAGTCCGACACTCGCAATGTCGTCGCGAAGATTTCTGAGCTGGCCGGGCTTCAGAACGCGCACGACTCGAACAAGGTCGCGATAGACGAAATGAAGAAATCCGTAGGTGCGCTGAACGAGCGTCTGGAAGAGTGGTTCGACGACTTCGATAAGCGCAACCAGCGGCGGTGGGAGCAGTACGAAGCGAATCGTGACCAATGGCGGCGTGAGCACGAAGCCAACAACGAGGACACGAAGCGCGACTTGGAGAAGGAAATCCGCAGCGTGCGCGAAACCGTCATCCGCGCGCTGGGCTGGGGCGCTGGTGCTGGTGCGCTCGTGACGGTTGTAATCGGCGGCTTCATCTGGACGCTGAACTACCGCTTCGCCGATGTGTCGACCGACGTGACTCGCGTCGAGCAGGCATCGGGTCGAAACCGGCAGCTCATCGACGAGATGGGCCGCGATCACGGCAAAGAGCTGGCCGACATCAAGCTCTATCTCGCTCGCGGGGGTCGCATTCCCGACGAGCCCTACGTCCCTCAATCGCAAAGGAACAACAATGGAAACGAACAAGGCTCCGGCCAATCCCGAAAGTAACGTGCCGATGCGCCGCCGCGTGTGGGAGTTCTGGCGTCGCAACCAAATCCTGCTGCTGCAACTGCCGCTCATGCTGCTGTTCCTCTTCAGCAGCTACGTCATCCTGAAGTCCATCGACAGCCGCATCGGCGTGGAAGGCTTCGGCGATGTGTTCGGCTACGCGCTCAACGGCGTGCGCGTGACGCTCATCATCTTCACCGCATGGTGGATCAAGAAGTGGTGCTGGTTCGACCTGCACGACAAGACCGAGCTGACCATGTTCGAGTCGATGAAGAGCGGCGACTGGATGGCGTTCTGGATCGTCGTGCGCGACCGCGTGGAGTGGATCGCGGCCCTGGCCTTCGCAACCTATTGGTACACGCGATGAGCCGCCGGGTCGTAGTGCTCCTGGCTGCGGCCCTGACTCTGGCCGGGTGCTCCCGGCCGGAGGCCGTTCCGAAGGTGGACGAGACCGTCCTCCCGGCGGCCGTCAACGAGCTGCCCCCGACCGCCCCCGACCCCCTGGTCGAGCAGGTCGTCGAGGCCCAACCCCTGCCCCGGGCGGAACAGGCCGTTTCCGAGACCGTCGCGCAGCCGCTCCTGGCCGCGCAGGCGGCCCTCGAAGACCTCACCCCGGTACTACCCCCGCCGGAACCCCGGGACGCGGCGTGTCGACGCGCTGCGGCGGCCCTGACGCTGCGGTGGGAAGTGACCAGCCCGGCCTACTACCGCAAGCGCCTGGAAACCCCCATCTGGCCCGGCGGGGCCTCCGGGGTGACCTGGGGCATCGGCTACGACGGCGGGCACCAGACGCGGCCGGTCATCCTCGACGACTGGCAGGAGCACGAGGCGGCCGACCGGCTGGCGACCACGGCGGGCATCACCGGGCAGGACGCCCGCGCGATCCTGGCGCGCTACCGCGACATCCCGACCAGCTTCGACCTCGCCAGTCGCGTGTTCGAGGAACGCTCGCTGGTGGAGTACGAGCGCCGCACCGACCGCGCCTTCCGTGACGGCTTCTCCGCGCTGCGGCCGAACGCGTGCGGTGCGCTCATCTCGCTCGTGTACAACCGTGGCGCAGCGATGACGGGTGACTCCCGGCGGGAGATGCGCACCATCCGCGACAAGTGCGTGCCGAAGCAGGACTACGCGTGCATCGCGTCGGAGATTCGCAGCATGAAGCGACTCTGGCGCGGCACCGTCAACGAGAACGGATTGTCTGCGCGCCGCGAGGCCGAAGCGATCCTCGTCGAAACCCCGTAAGGAGAACAGCATGTGGGCAACAGCAATCGCGTGGTTGGTCGGAACGAAGGCGGGTCGAAGCGTGGCCCTGGCCGTGGCGCTGCTCCTGGGCGCGCTGCTTTCGTGGTGGGCGTTTTCGTCGCACTACTACGACCAAGGCGTAGCGGCGTGTCAGTCTGGCCGCGCAACCGATACCAACGCGGCCAACGTCGCGCAGGGTGAACAGAACATCGCGAACAACAAGACCTCGGCCGAACTCGCAAAGGAAGCGGACTCGGAAGCGGTCAAGGTGGTCGAAGATGCCGAGAAAGCGAAGAGCGAATCCAAGGAGACCGTCAGCGATGTCTACAAAAAACCCCCCGTCACTGCGCCTATTGCTATTGGTTCTTGCGTGCATCCTCTCGATGACCGCGTGCAAGACCGGATCAGCAAAGCGCGAGCTGCCGCAGCTAAAGCAAGAAGCCCCTGAAGTGCGTTGCAAGAAAGGCCCTGCTCCGGCACCGCCGGTCGAACCGAAGGCCGACGAGTGGATCGAGTGGAACCCGCCGCGCCCTGGCAAGACTGCGGGCGAAGCACGGCTCAGCGAGAAGGCCGTGACGTGGGTGCTCGAAGTGCTCAACGTGGTCACGATCAGCGAGGGGCTGCGCAAGGTGGAGCACGACTGCCTGGACGCACACGAGGCGAAGGGCCTCATCCGGCAGTAGTTGACACTCCGCGCCGCCGGAGCTACCGTAGGGCCGCTGGTCGCACTTCGCGTTGCATCGGCACTCGGAAGCACCGCAGGGACGAGAATCGGCGCTCAACCTGCAACTGAGAACCCCGGACTAAACACCCGGGGTTTTCTTTTGCCGTCAAGACCATGACGGGCAAGACCGAGTTGGTCAAGACCGGAAAAGAGAAAGGCCCCGTTGCGGAGACGGGGCCTTTCGGGGGTTGCGCGACTCTCGTCGGGCTGGGCGTCGATGGCGTGGTTCTGCTGATTCCGGTTTTCGCTATGCGCTGGTCCGGCTGGAAGGGCAATATCGCTTCGACGACTCGACCATATCGCCGCGCGTATCAGCCTGTCAAGCGTCCGTCGACGACCTGCTCCATGCGGCCGCCCAGGTGTTGCAGCGCCTCCACCATCTCGCGCCACTCGAACATGTGCCGCGTGCGGAACGTGCCGAACGCGTACACCGTGATGCCGTCCCAGCGGCGGCCGCGAATGTCGCCCAGGCTCGCGATGCGCTTCCAATCGCCACGCTCTGCGCCCTTGATGGCGGCGCAGCGTTCGGCTTGGTGCTCGTCTCCGGCGATGATGTAGATCATGGCTTACCCCTTGAACTTCTCGACGTGCTTCAGCATACGCTCGCGCGTCTCCCGCAGTTCCTTCTCCCACACGTTCCAGGCGGCGGGGTCGATGTGGCTCCTGATTTCTTCGCGGGCCATGTTGCTCAACACCGTGGGCGGCAGCGCGTCCAGCTCCCAGCTCGATGCACCGAAGCGCTTGCGGTAGTTCACGAAGCGCGAGTCGGTCATCTTGGCCGGGTTCGGCGGCGGCTTCAGCTCTTCGATCTGGTCGTAGTTCAGCGCCATGCGGCGCAGCTCGAAGTCACCGCCCAGGCCGAACATCTCGAAGCGGTCGATAAGGTCACGCGTCATGTCGATGCCGCTCGGGTCGTGATCGCCGAAATGCAGGATGAGCACGCTCTTGTCGTCGCCCTCTTCGATTTCCCGCTTGGCGAAGTCGCGCACCACCGACGCGCTCGGGTAGCCGCGCGCCGCGAGCAGCGGAACGTCGAACTGCCAGCACACGCTCTGGAACACGCCGACCAGGGCTTCCTTCTCGACCACGAGGAAGATGCGGCGGTCCTGCGTTTCCCAGGGGTCGGTGTGGAACTGCTTAGCGCTGGCCGTCAGGATGTCCTTCGGGTCGTTCCAGCGGCCGCGCGCCTCGAACGAACGCGTGCGGTCTTCGATGGCGTCCCAATCAATCAGGCCGCCGATGCGCGCGTCGTTGACGAGGCTGGTGATCTGCTTGTAGGACTTCTCGTTGTTCGGAATGATGTCGCGGGCAACGAGCTGGTAGTAGAGCTGGCGCACTGTCAGCGTGTAGCCTTCGTCCTGATATTGCTCGATGATCCCGTTGATGCGGTCGATCATTTCGAGGCTCTTCTTCTTGAAGGTGATTTCCTTGTACATCTCGCGCATGGCACTCGGCTCCTATTTCTTCGGCGGTTTGGGTTGCAGCAAGTAGGCGATAACGACGGCGAGCACGACAAAGACGTACCAGCTCCACTCGGGCCACTTGCACGCTTCTTCGAGGCATCGCCAGCGCATCACAGCATGATGCTCATGGAATCGTTGAAGGTGATCGTGCGCTCGTCATCGGCGCAGCGCTTCTCTTCCTTCTTGATGTTCAGCGTCTCGCTGCCGCGCACGCACACAAAGCCGTCCTTCGTAATGTTGCAGAACCCGGCGCTGTGGACTTCGACCTCGACGTTGGCCGGTCGCAGTTCGATCATGACGTGCCGCTTCATCGCCTTCGCGATTTCCGAGTGGGTCAGATGCTCGGAGAAAATGAAGGGGAACGCCTTGCTCACGTCCATGTCGGCGAACGCGGCCTTCAGGATGACGTACTTCATACGCCCCCCTGCTTGCGGATCGCGGTCGCGCTGATCGACTCGATTTCTTCAGTGAGGCGAATCTGCTCCACGTTGTAGCCGACATCACGGCCGTAGTACACGCCGTTGACGTTGGGCATCGGGAACACGTGGAAGCAGCCGCGACGATGCACCATTGCTTCTTCGATCCGCTGCGTGACCCTCGCGCCGTCCAGCGGGTTGTCGGCGTTGTTCGGCATGAAGCGCACACCAATGCCGACGTAACCTTCCTTCTCCAACACCTTGCCGAACAGCGCCTCGTGGCCTGCGTGCCACGGCTGGAACCGGCCGATCATGAGACCCTGGGGGATCATGAAGCGAATCGCTTCAGCGATCATGTCCATCTCGTCGGTGTTCGACCAGCCCTCGGTCACGTAGTCCGCATTTTCCGGCGGCACAAACATTGCGTTGGTGTCCGGGTACTGGCTCTCGGCGCGAGTGTTCATGAAGACAGTCAAGTCTGCGTTGAACGCCGCACGGATTTCCGGCGTGGGTGCAACGAAGTCGGACACGACCAGCCCGGTGCAGGTGTCCGCGACAGCGCGCATGCGGAGGGCTTGTTCCATGCGTCCTTCCAGGGTGAAGTCCCAATTGTTCGCCGCTTCGCGCACGGCGTCGCCGTTGACGTGCTGGGCGTCCAGGCGCGAAGCCAGTTCCCGTGCGAAGGTGGTCTTGCCGCTGCCCGGCAGACCGCAGATCAGAATACGCTTAGCCATTGTGTTGTTCCTTCTCGGTGCGAAGTTCTTCGCGGATTTCCATGAGCAGTTTGCCGAGATGGTTCTCGCCCTTCCCGTCGCACACGCCCCAATATTTGTCACCCCACCAATTGCCTTCGATGAGGGTCGCCTTGCCGGTCTTCAGCAGCTTCGACTTCAGCGGCTCGGTGCCGAACTTCTGGCGCAGCAAGCCCTTCATGACATCGAGCTTGACCTGCTCCCAATCCTCGCGCAGAGCAACACGCTTGCCCCGGCGCTTGGCCCCGGCGGCGTCCTGCTCGTTGCGGATACGTCGACGTTCGTCCATGTCGTCGGTCTTTGCGGCCTGGAACGCGTGCTCGACCGTCCGGTAGGAGTGGCCGTCGAGAACGACAGCACACGACCAGAAGTTCGAGAGGAAGCGGTGCGGGCCTGCAAAGCTGCCGATGGTTTTCATGGTGCCCCCTAGTGGATGATCTTGGCCTTGCCGAACAGCAGACGTTGCTTCTGGATGTCGGTTCGGGCGATCTGTTCTTGCAGCGGAACCTGCACGTTGCGCGCCATCATGGTGTGCAGGTGGCGCGGCGAGACAACTTGGCCGGACACGAACTTGAAGATGGCCGAGAGCAACGTCGGGTTGTGCAGCTCGAAGTAGCTACCGGCGAGCACCCAATCGTTGTGGCGGATGCTGCTGGCGATGTCGACGAGTTGCTTCTCTGCCTTGCGCAGATCGAGCGGCGGCACGATGCCCAGCTTCTCCATGCTGTGTGCCACCTCGCGCGCGGGCCGGTGGACGATAAGGAACTTCGCGCCGGGGAAGCGCACGACGAGCTGGTCAAAGAAGAACAGAGCGGCCACGTCCGACACGAACACGCGGCCTGCGGTCAGCGCGTCGATCTTGGTGCCCAGCTCGTCGATAGAGCCACATTGCTGCAACGGGTTGTGCAGCGTGTCGACGACGCCCGGGACGCGCAGGAACTCGGCCATCCAGGCGCTACGGCTGCGCGGCAGGCTCAGCATGATGGTCAGGTGTTCATACGCCATCGTCCCGCTCCTTGAATCGTGCGTCGAGCATTTCACGCATGGCGGTCGCGCTCTTTCCCAGCGGCACGTAGAAGTGGACAGTGGTGCTGTCCATCGCGTCCATGAAGAAGTGCTTCTCGTACTCGAACCGATGCGAAGGCGTCGGATCGCCGACAGGCAGCTCTTCCTGCTTGACCTCGTGCGAGTAGAGGTTCGGCGGCGAGGTCGGGAACAGGAGACGCTGGCCGTCCAGAGGGCCGCCGATGAAATACGCCCGCGCGCTCATCGCTCGCCTCCATCCCCGTGCAGCACGCCGCGCTCTTTGCGGTCAGCCAGCTTGTCGCGGTTGCCCTTCAGCAGCGCCACGTAGCCGCCGTTGTCGCAGTCGACCAAGGGTGCGGTGCGCTCGGCGAACTCGAACGACACGTTGACCATCTGCTGCAATGCCTGCCGCATTTCTTCCAGCTTCGCGGCGGCCTTGGCCTCGTCCCACTGCATGCCGTCGCGCATGGCCTTCTTGACGACACCCTGGACGATGCCTGCGTGGGTGCAGAGTGCCGATTGCAGGTCGAAGCCGCTGATCCTGGCTTCGCGGTAGTGCGCGTCGGCGAGGCGCGTGGCTGCGTTGCGCACCATGATGGCGAACGGCGGCAGTCCCTTCTGCTCTTCGCACATGCGAGCGATGTACCACTGCACGTCGCCCAGCTCCTTCCACGCCTTCGCGTAGCGGTCGGCGCGGTAGTCGGGCTTGACCGCTTCTTCGTCGAACAGCTCGGCCAGCTCGCCGACCTCGTTGCCGATGCCCAGGGCGACGTACAGCACGCCCGCAGTGACCGCGACAGTGCTGAGCGTGGTCGGGTACTTCGCGGTGGTCTCGGTGAACTCGGCGTAGCCTGCGGCCGCTGCGTGGGCGGCGTTGACGAAGGCCAGTCGGTCTTCCCGCTTCAGAGAAAGTGTGGTCATGTGGGTCTCTCAGGTCAGGGTATGGGGAAAGTCGGAGGCGTACTCAACCTCGAACTCTTTCGCGTCGTCGTGCAGCACCAGGGTCGGCTCGCCATGCGGCGGCGGGACAACCGCGAAGTCGACGCCTCGCGTCAGCTCCGAACGCTCGCCGTCCTTCATCACGAAGATGCGCACGTGGTCGGGGCGCTCGCGTGCAGCCAGTCGCTCACGCTGCAACACGCGCTTGGCGACCTTGCCGCCGAACGCCTTGCGCAGCTTCTCTTCGACGCTGCCCTTGTCACGCGTAGCGAAGATGCCGGTGCCCGGCTTGCCCGGCGCTGCACGCTTGTCGGCGCGGTTGTCAGTCTCGTTGTCACGCTGCTGCAACTGGAACAGACGGCGTTCGTCCATCGCGAGCTGCTGCTTGCGCCACGGGCTGAGTTCCTTGCCTGCCGCTTCGAGCTGCTTCTCTTTGTCGTACGTGCGGAACACGCGACGCAGGCTGCGGTTGAGATTGGTCTCGGCTTTCATAGGTGTCCTTGCTGCGGATATGAAAAAGCGGCCCGGCCGGTATTCGACAGGGCCGCTCGTTGTACTACTCGGTAAGACCGGCTCAGCGACCGGCGACGAACTTGGTCTGCTTCTGCACCTTGCCGCGCTTGGTTTCGCGGAACAGCACGATGGTGGTGTTGTCGTCGGCCATGATGCTCGCGTCTTCCAGGGCACCGCCTTCGGTGGTGAACGGACCCTGCATGCCCCCGGCCTTCTGCGTGCCGTCTTCCTGCGGGGTCAGCAGCAGGTAGGCGAACTGCTTCGCGCCCTTCTTGCCGCGACGCACGCCGGTCTTCTTGGCGGCGGTCTTCTTGCCCGGCGGGCGGCCACGCTTCGGAGCATCGGCGGCGGTCTTCTTGGCAGCAACGCGCTTCTTCGGCGCAGCCTTGGTGGCCTTCTTGGCAGCGACCTTCTTCGGTGCGGCCTTCTTCGGTGCGGCCTTTTTCACGGCCTTCTTGGCAGGGGCCTTCTTCGCCTTCGTGGCGACAGTGGCGTCGGCGTTCTCGGTCATGCTGGTTTCTCCATTGCGTTGTTGTCGACAACTCGCGGGATGCGAGCGGGGTTCCCTTGCGGGATGAGGTGGGGAGCTGCCGGGTGCCACACATTCAAGGCCCGGAGGATTCGCTCAGCTCCCCGTGAGGCTATTCGCAGCCCAGCGTGGTGCCGGGACGCGAGGGGTTGTCTTGCAGGTACTCACGGAAATCACGCCAGCCGCTTTTGCAGTCGAAGCCCCAGCGGCGGACAATCGAGCCGGTCATGAACAGCGTCCAGCACGGCTCGGTATTGTTGCCGAACAGCTCGATCATGTGCATGTGCGTTGCAGGCAGCTTGCGGAAGTCGCCCGCGTGGAACTCCTGCGTGTAGTCGAAGCGGTTCATGCCTTCGCGCAAGCTGCTGTTGACGGTGACGCTGCCGTCCACGTACTTGCGGCCATCCTGCGGCGAGAAGAGGTCGCTGATCGCCATCACGTACGCGCCCATCTGCTTGTTCTCGATCACCGGGAACCATTCGCTCGTGTGCTCGATGTACCGGCCTTCGAGGATGAGCGAGGCGCTGGGCCACGGGTGGTCGTGCAGGGCGCGCTCGTCGTCACCGTGGACGAACTTGTGCAGGTACAGGTTGAACCAGCGGTTGCGCGGGATCAGGTGCCAGCGGGTCAGGTATGGACGACGCTCGCCGCCGTCGATGCCGTCCAGGGTGATGACGCGGCTCGGCTTGATGAAGCGCGCGTACTGCTTGAACGCCGCGACGAACAGGAACCAGAGGCCGAGCTGACGCAGCGCGCCGTAGAAGCTGCGCGAGACTTTCGGTGCGGACATGGGTGCGATCCTCGGGATGACGGGATGGTTCATTCGGCACCCGGGCCGTCTTCGTTGGCTTCGGTCAACCCGCCGGTCGGTGCCGGGTTGCGCACGGGCGGCGCGGAAGGGTTGACGTTCACCGCGATGGCGAGCGTGGGCGCGGGGGTGAAGTCGATCTGGTAGCGCTGGCGCAGGTACTTCATCTGCGCTTCGACGCGAGCCTGGAAGATGCCCAGCAACTCATCGTGCGTGATGACCCGCATCTCGTTGTACTCGCGGTCTTCGACCTTGTACTCCGGGGTCGGGTGCGCCTTCGGACGCGCAAGCTGCTCGGCGGCCCACACGTTGTTCTGCAACTCTTCAAGCAAATCGCGGATGGTCGACAACTCGGTCAGTTCGATTTTCATTGGTCTCTCGGCGTGAGAATTGTGGGGTGCCGTATCGTGGCACCGGACGCCGGGTTGACGCTTCAGCACGAGGGGGCGCGCTGTTGCTTGACCGGAGGACGCCCCGCTCAGGACGCCTCGTTGCAGTTCGATCTTACCCGGCGGGGAGTCCGAAGTAAAATCGCTACTGCGGGGCCACTCTATCGCCAGCTTCGGGGCTTGTCAACACCCCGGCGCTTATCCGGCGGGCGGCTCAGCCGGGCCATCTTGCGCTCCCCTCGGAACAGGCGGTCCCGCAGCATCTTTTCCGTGACGTGCGGGCAGTTCTGTTGAATGCGCTCGAAGGTCATCTCCACGCCGTCGATGCGGTACAGCCTGACGGTCCCCACGCGCGGCAGCTCACCCATGTCTGCCTTTCCCGTACGAGTCGACGTACGTCTGGTGCAGCTCTTCGTGGGCGATGGCCTTGCGGAACCCGCGCTGCTTCACCAGGGCGTGCGCGAAGTCGCGAGCAGACGGCTCGGGGTTGCCGATGTGCGCCGTCATGCGCAGCGTTTCGTCGATGTACGCCTGCGGTTCGTCCTCGACATAGCCTTCGTCGGCGAGCAACGCATGCACGTCCTCGCGGTACTTCCGGTTGCGTCGCTTCTCCGCTACCAGCGCTGCGAACAACGTGAGGTTCGAGAGAATCCAGAGCGCGGTCGACACGTCCATCACTCGGCCTCTTCGTCGTCTTCGATTTCGCGCACGAGCGAGATGTCGTACATGCCCTCGCCCCACTGCTCGACCGCCTTCGGGCCAGCCTGACGTGCGTCGTCAGCGGTGATGTCGCCCATGTGACGGCCGTCTTTCATGATGCGGTACTTAGCCATTGTCTTACTCCGGTTTGGGTGAAATGTGCAGGGTGTCGAGGCCCCGTTTGATGCGCTTCTGGATGTGCTGACCGAACTCACTGGCGTCGCCGAACAGCAGGTCGAGGTCAGGGTCGTCGCACTCTGCCGCGATGCCGCGCATCACGTCCAGCAACATCGGCAAGTGGTGTTGCGAGCTGTAGTTCTGGTGGATCATCGGCCACGTGCTCTGCCGCTTCCACCACGCCTTGCGCTCGCCCTCGGTCATGCCGACGTAGATGTCGATCATCGCGCGGGCCAGGAACGGAGACCAGAAGCAGGTGTCGACCGGCGTGATGGAATCGCCCAGGTCATCAAGCGCGAAGTACACGACGAAGATCGGCACGCCGTCGACGTGGTAGACCGGCTCATCGAGCATGTCCTTGTACGTCGCGATGGTGTAGCCCCGATAGGAGGCCATGTGTGCGTAGCGGCGCTTCTCGGGCGGCGGGAGTGGCATCGGGAAACTCTCGTTGAAGTACGGATCGGAGGTGGCGGCTGCGTGCATGCACGCCTGCGGCGGGTCTCGTGCTGCCGCGCGCATCGCGATGTAGTTACGGTCGCTCATGCACCGCCGCCGTCCTGAACCAGCGTGACCGGCTCGAAGCCAGACTCGGCACCGATGAACACGGCATCCGGCACATCCTTGAAGCCCGCGCGGATTTCTTCAAACTGCCCCTCATTCCACAGGCGCAGGAAGTAGATGGCGTCGTCGCTGTCCTCTTGATCGGCCAGTTCGAGCGCAAAGGCAATGGCGGCTACGGCGGGGTTGTTCATGGTGTTTCTCCTAGTAGCGGCGCGTCGGCGTCTTCTCGACGACGCGGATGTCGTGGGCCGGGAAAGAGTGCTCGCCGTCGTTCTGGTCAGTCACGTGGACCCAACCCTGGTCGAACGTGCAGCTCTTGGCGTTGTGGAAGATCAGCGGTGGCGCTCCTACGAACGTGATGTCGACGCGCATGTCAGTCGCTCCCCGTATTGCGCTGGTGCCACACCAGCTTTGCGTGCGCACGAATGGAGCCGTCCGTGCAGTTCGGGAACTCCGCCTTCAGCTCTTCGACGATCTTGCCGAAGCCCGGCCTGCGCTTCTCGTCTTCGGCCGCATCGACGCTGTACTTGACAGCGCCCTTGTTGCGAGGGTGGCGGCTACACTCCGGGTCGTGCCCGCCGCGCAGGTCGCGTTCGCATTCACTGCATTCGAGACTCATGTCAGAACTCCTTGTGGAAATCTTTCTCGGCTCGGATGAGAGCCGAAACCTTGGGGCCGAACTTTTTCGGCGTGTCGAGCAGGATGTCGGCCGCGCCAATCGCGACTTGCGGCGAAGTGAAGTAGCCCTGGATCGGGTGCAGCACTTCGCCGAACTCGTCGACGATGTAGTAGGCGACATGCACGCCAACTCCGTCGATCACGATCAGCGGGCCGCCGTCGCTGCGCACCTGCTCGCTGTGCAGCTCGGCAATGAACACGTCACGGTACGGCTGGATTCGCTTGTACTTCACAGTTCTGGCCCGTCTATCTTGTAGCCCGCCTCGCGAGCGGCCTGCTTGTGGAGTTTGGTGGCGTCGAAGTCGTCGAGCTTCAGATACTCGACAACCGCGTCGATGTATTGCGAGGACATCGGTCGGCCGCTACGCCGCGACATGATGGTCTTGACCGTCTCCGGCTTGCAGTTCCACGGCCCGGCGAGCGAACCCTGGGTCTTGCCTTCGGCGTACAGGTGGTGCCGGATCATGTCTCGCACCGTGCGCACGATCACCGGCAACACGATTCGACGACCTGCGGCGTAGCGGCGACGCGCCTTCTTGATTTCAGGATCAACGATCACAGCCCAATCTCCCTGGCTTCGAGCAGGTCGACGAGACGTTCGATGCGCTTCGCCAAGTCCAGCTCGGTGCCGATCCAGTAGATGAACGCCTCTTCGCCTTCCGCGTAGTCACGCTCGGCGTTGAGCCGAATCTCCGCCACGGTCTTGCGCAATTGTTCGGTCTCGAAACTCACAGCCCGATGTCCTCCGCTTCTTCCTTCTCGTGCTGCTTCAGCCACGGCGGCGCTTCCGGCAGCATTGGGAACGGCCCAATCCACCCGAGCACGTTCCCGTACTGCTTGGCCCAGCCGTATTGATCGAACCATGCGCCGCGTCGCCACACGCACACGCGGAACTCCTTGAACTTGGGCGACTGATTCGGCCACGGTTGCAGCAGCACCGCGTAGTAGCCCATCTCGCTCGGGTCGTCGAGCACTTCCATGTCGCGCAGGCTCAGCGGGCCGTACCAGCCGTACACCTGCGTGTAGGCGCGTGCGCCGTGCAGCTTCTCGAACCACCCTTCCGTCTGCCCGAACTGCTCGCCCAGGCCCGGGTTGAATCGGAACACGTGGTTGGCGCGTGCCTTCGGGTTGATGGTCGGGTAGTCGCACACCTGCACGAAGTAGAAGCCTTCGACAGACACGTCTTCGAGTGATTCGAGTTCGATCATTTCGGTGCTTCCACGTTGGTGCGGAGTGGGCGAATGCGGGGCAGCGGGCCGATCCAGCCGTGGACTTCACCGCGATGCTGCTGGTCGCTGTTGAGGTAGAACCACTTCCCCTCGTGCCACAGCAGGAACGCATCGACGGTGAGCGTGTCGACCTTGGGGTGATCTACGCGCACGGCGTAGACCCCCGTCTCAGTCGGATCGCCGATTTCTTCGTACTGCAACTTCACAGCACGCCCGCCCTTCCTGCGTACTCACGCAGCTTGCGCACCCAGCTCACGCGATCCGCCTCGGGGATGGCGAGAACGTTGGCGTAGCCGAATTCCTTCAGCAGCTCCTTCGTCTTCTCGATGCCGAAGGTGTTCTTGAACGATACCGACGCATCGCGGGTCATCTCGTTGAGCCACGTGGTCATCTGCGACATCTTCTTGTTGTGGTGCTCGGCCATCTTCAACTGAGCCTTGTTCTGCTCGGCCAGTTCGTCGGCGAGCTTCTGGTAGTTGAGCATGTGGCGGTTGAGCGTACGGATGGCGCGAATGATGAGCGCGCAGTCGTCGTACAGCACACCCGGCGGGTCGTAGTCGCGCCAGCCCGGCACGCGACGATCCAGCTCGTGGCTGATAAGGCCGATCCACCGCAGAGCCATGCCGTTTTCGTGCTTAATCAGCTCGCGCACTTCAGCGGCCACTTCCTTGTCGTCGTTGTCGACGTTCAAGGCGAAAGTGTCGTCGTCGGCCGCTTCGATGTCGACGAACGCAACCGGCTTCACCTCGCCGTTGCTATCGAGCGGCCGCCAGTGGGCGAGCCACTGCGCATGGTTTCGGTACGGGTGCTTCTGGCGGCCGAAGAGCACGCCCTTCTTGTGCGCGTCCATCGTGACGACGTAGGTGTCCATGTCCGCCTTCTGCACGTCGATCACCGTGTAGATCGTGTCGCCGTTGACGCGCTGGTACTGCTCGCCTTCCTTCGGCGGGGCCTCGGTGCCGGTGAACTCAACGCCATCCAGCACGCGCTGCGTGGCCGCGACTACTTCGCTGCTCGGCTCAACGTCGCTCGCGCGATCCGGTGCGCGCAGGAACGCCTCGGTGTCGAGCTTCAGTGCGTGCGGCCCGACGCTGCTCTGCGGCGACAGCGGGGCGTGCGCGGTCACGCGGTCGACAGGAGCGAAGATGTCGGCCCACTGCGCGTTGCTGATCCACACGCGGTCTTCCGGCTCGCCGTTCTGCAAGCAGTGCATCTCGATGTGCCAGTGGCCGATGCGGGGCTGCACGTCGGTGATCTTGTAGAACTTGGTCGGCTCGGTGCGGCTCTGCCAGTACGAACCGGCTTCCGGCGGCGGCTGGATCACGGCATTGAGCGCTTGACCGTACGGCCACGGCTTGCCGCTCACCGGGATGCCTTCAGCCCACTTCGGCGGCGAACGCATCGCCTTGACGAGCGCGTCGAGCGTTTCGGTCGCGCCGTCAGTGTTGACGCGAAGTTCGATGCTGACATCCTGCGGCTTGCCGGTCAGCACTTCTTCGTGCATTCCGGCCAGGATCGCGTCGAGCGCGCCCGGCGTGGTCAGCAGCGCCTCGGCGATGGCATCCGGGTTGAGGTCGTCGAGCACAACGAAACGCATGTCGTCCAGCTTGAACGACGCGCCCAGGATTTCCGGCATCGCCATCTCGCGGATCGACTTGTACGGCACGTTGAACACTTCGGCCATGCGCGCGTACGGCTCGCTGCTGAAGTCGAACTCTTCGAGGCGGGCCTTCGGCGGCGGCACGATGCCGTTGTGCATATAGAACACGTCGAGGTACTGGCCGACGAACGTTTCCTTGGCCCAGGTGAACATGCGCATGGCCTCGGCGCGCTGTGCGTCATCCATGCCTGCGATGCCGCCGCTGGCGAGGACGCGCGTGATGGTGCCTTCGTTATTGACGGCAGCGATGACCTTGATCTTCATCGGCTGCGCTGCGTTGTTGGTGAACTCTTTGTCGAACATATCGGCGGGTTCCTTGCGGTTGGGTTAGGTGGTGCTGACGTGGCCTGCGGCTTCGCGGTCGAGTTGCAGGTCGGCCATACCTGTCAGCTCGTCGTCCCATTCGTCCAGCGGCACGAGGCCGTTGACGTGGTGATAGATGTCGGCGTGGTTGAGCCTGGGCCAGAAGTAGCTCGGGTCCAGTTTGTTCTGTTCGATGTGGCGGTTGAGCGCACGGCCCCACTTCAGCGATTCGACCTCGCGCCACGTCACTTCGCCCGTGTTGCGGCAGAGCATGCAGATGCGCACGTACTGATCGCGGAGCTGCGTGGCCCCCTCGCACATGGGGCACACCTGCTTGTCGCGGAGCCATCGGGACAGGAGGCGGTAGCGCTGCCATGCGGCCAAACGGATCACAGCGAACAGCAGGGTGGTGGCAGCGCGCGCACGAGACAAAGGGGGTACTCGCGCATTGTGAAAAGCCGAAACCCTTTGGGCCAACATTTTGCCCTTCTCCAATTCCATCACGCTGTACTTGCGCATGTCGGCTACTCGGTGCGGGTGATGGTCAGGAACGCGAACATGGCGTCGTTGCTGGCGGTCATATACGAGCCGCGTTCCATCGTGAAGCGCTTGTCCTTGTGCTCGGGTGCGCTGCGCACCTTGGCGATGCCGCCGGACAGCACGGAGTTCTTCGCCTTGAAGAAGTTCTGCGCCTGGGCCGACAGCGTGGGGCCGTTCTCTACTGCGAATCGACGCACATGAGCCATCGACTCACCGATGTCGAGCTTGCTGATCTGGTCGTTGAGCGAGCCGGGGAGGAACAGCACGCGCGGCTTGGCGACCTTCGGTTTGGTCACGCGCTTCTGCTTGGCCGCAAGTTCCTTCTTGACGGCGGTCGGCATCTTGCGCGGCTTCTTCGGTGCGGTCGTGCTGCTGGTGGTGCTGGCGGATGCCATGTGGCGGTTCTCCTGTGCCTTGGGTTGGAGTAATGGGGCAGGAGCGATACTACTGCGCGACCGGGGGTGCTTGTCAAGCGATCGGCAGCGGGTCGTGACCGACTTGGCGCTGGCCGCCTTGCCGCACAAAGGTCCGGCTGGGTTTCCGAAGCGGGAGAAAAATTGGGTCCGGCTGGGTTTCCGAAGCGAGAGCGCGCTGGCTTTCGAGGGCGAAAACGAACTGCCGTAAAAATTTGGAACGGGCTGGGTTTCCGAAGCGGGGGCTTTTTCTGTACCGATGGCATACGTGTACGCGGACGCGCGCTCGCACCTGCACGCACACACGCACGCGCCCCTGCACGGGTCACGCGCCTCACCTGCGGGCGCGTGTCAATGAACGCGCGCCGCGCGCGGTTCGTTTCCCTGGCGGTGCCGGTCATCCTGGGAAGCGCTGAACGCCGTTCAGAAAAATAATTGAAAAAAGTAGTTGCGCTACTGCGCGGAAGGCCCCATGATTCACCTACCGGCACGGCAACACCGCCCCCGGCAACCAACAGAGGGACGCCATCATGAGCAACACCGCACGCAACGCCGCTATCCGCGAAGCCGCCGCCCTGGCTGATTCGATCATCGAACAGCGCACCCGCCTTGCCGCTGGCTGGGACAAGGGAATGAAGCGCGACGATGAGCCGCGTTTCACCGGCATCACCCCGCGCATGCGGATGGAACGCGATAGCGCCGCCGCTTTCGCACTGTCCGCGCAGTTCGCCGCCGATGACGTGCGCGCACGTGGCGAAGCGTTCAGCGCCGCCGCTCGCGTCGCTGCTATCAACCCGACCCCTGTCACCGATACGGAGATTCGCGCAGCCGCCGACCGGGCTATGGTGCTCGCCCTGGATACCCTGGCGCAGCGTCGCCCGTTCCTGGGCGTGTTCGGTGCCGCCGATGAATCAGGCATCGCCGACGCCGCAATGGCGAAGGTGTGCGGTTATGCGTATCTGGCAATCATCCAGCGGAACACCACGTCTATCACGACGAACCTCGAAACCGGGATGCTGACCCGCGCATGCCTCAATAAAGCGGGCGTGATCCTGGCCGCTAACGCCGTCCTGGCCGCGCAGGTGCAGGCATGAGCCGCCGCAGCCGTTCCGAATATGACGCGCACGCCAGCATGGCCGCAGCGCGCAACACCGCACCGCGTCCGGTGCGCAAGCCTCGCGCCTCGCTTCCCGCGTCGCGCGTCCTGGGCTGGATGGCGTGGGCTATGGTCGCCGCCGTCGCCTATCACTACGCGCCGCACGTCGCGGCCATCGTTCGGGGGTTCCTGTAATGCGCGCGTTTCTCATCTCCCTGCCCGGCGTGCCGGTGTTCACTGTCCACGCGGCTGACCGACTGACCGCCCGTAACTACGCCCTGGGCTTGCACGGCTACACCGTGCGCCCGCCCCGCTTTATCACCGTCACCCCCGTCTAAGGAATCGCACCCATGAACATCAAAACCACCTTACACCACTACCGTTTCGACCTGTCCGACGACGCCCAGCGTGCGGCGTATGACAAGCTGCGCGCGGAAACGTTGAACGTGATCGGCTTCCCCGTGTGGACGATGAACGCCGATCATCACAACCCCGGCGCACGCAAGCCGACTGAAGATTTTATCGACAAGGTGGCCGCCACGGTTGGCCGCGTTCGCAACACGCACGGCGTCACGTCTGGCCCCGTCGAGCTGGAAACCGCGCACCTGTTCGCGAATCAGTGGAACGGTGCTGAGCTGCGGCTTTTCAATTGGGCGGAATGCGTCTACGCCAATCGCAAAATCCGCGAAGGCTACTACCTGGAACAGACGGACGAAATGCGCGCCGTGCTGCGCGATACCGTAAAGTGCGGGTATTGCGGCCACCAGAAACAGGCCGCGCAGGGATACACGTTCTGCCCCGATTGCCTGGGCAGTGAATACCTGGAGCCCGGCGACCTGCATTTGCTGCGCATGGTGCCGGTGTGCCGCACCAATGAGCCCCGCGCGCCGCTGACTGAAGCCGAACGTGCGCACCTCATGCCGCTGTATAGCGACGCGCATATTAACGGCGCGAACGCCCGAGACGTGAAGCGCATTGCCCGCATCAAGCGCGAGGCGAAAACGGAACGCGACCAATCGATTGCGAACGCCGAGGAAAAGTACGCGGCGGTAATGTGGATCATGGAAAACATGCCCGGCGTTGTCGGCAACTGGATTTACTACAGTCACACCGCTAAACACTGCTTCGGGTGGCGCAATCCGATTGACTCCGAAACTTTGGAACTGCTGTTGTCGAAAATCAGCGAGTTCCCCTATGCGTACGAAATCAAGTGCGCCGACGGCCGCACCCTGGAGGGCTACTGAAATGGCATACGTCATCGAAACCATTGAACGCGACGGCCTGAAGTTCCGTGTATCGCATGAGTATGACCACGACGCGGGCGCGCCCTGGGATCGCGAAGAGGGCCACGGGCCGGTGCGCCATGTGCGCGCCAACTTCACCGGCCACCACGACAAGCGCCCCGGCGAGCTGGTGTTGAATGGTGAATTCAATCGCGGCGGTCATGTGTATGTGTTCGATGATGCTTGCCGCATCGCCCTGGCCGATGATTGGGGTTCTTACGGCTGGCAGGGTGCAGGCATGACGCGCCGCCAGTTTGCAGCCGAGCAAGCGCGCAACGATTACGAACGCCTGCGCGCGTGGTGCGAAGATGAATGGTATTACCTGGGCGTGGTGGTTACGCTGCTGTGCGTGGATGGCGGCGAAACGGACGCGGTGCAATCGTTGTGGGGTATCGAATCGGATGCAGGCGACTACCTGCACCAGACCGCAAGCGAATTGGTCGATAGCTGCATCACCGATATTCGCGACCGCCTGACCTACCGCGATGACGAAACCCTCTACCGCAGCGGCCCGCGTTCGTGGGTTGTGTCGAAGGAGGCCAGCGCATGAACAACCCAGCCGATAACGTGGGCACCGTGGCTCGCATCGCTGAAGCCTTCTGCATTGCTATGGTGTGGGCGGACGCTGAAGAGGGCACGTCGCCGCGCGTGCCGAATGAAACGCGCATCGCCGCGCAGCAATACGTGCATGCGTTCCTGTCCGCACACCCGGCTATCTGCGCCGCCGCCCTGGGCAGTGACGATTATGGCTGGCACAACGGCACGCACGACACCTGCGCCGCGTTCGGTCATGACCTGTATTTGACGGCGCGCGGTCACGGCGCAAGCTTCGCAGATCGTGACGCCCTGGGCGAGCTGGCCGACAAGCTGCACGGCGCGGTGTGGGGCAACGGCAATTGGCAGCGCTGGGAGGTTGAAACGTATCAGGCGCGTGGCTGGGTTTACATGACTGACCGCCTGGGGGTGCAGCCGTGATGACTTTCTCTCTTGTGCTGGTGCTCATCCTGGGCGGCGAGCGACACACGTTCGTCATGGATACCGGCTTGACCGCAGGCGATTGCGTGCAAGCCCTCGCCGACAACCCGCACGCGCCGTTGCGCTGCGAAAAGGAGTGACCGACATGGCCGATAACCTGGAACGCCTCGCCCTTGCCATGCGTGCGCAGGCCCTCATTCACCGCGAGCGCCGCAGGCACAACCGCGCTAAGGAATTGGAGGCGTTCGCCTTCGCGGTAGAGACTGCCGCCGCCCTGGATAGCGCCACGTTCGCGCCTATGCCTTTCGCCGTCATGTGTCACACCCTGGCCGGGCGTGCCCTGGCCGTGCGGCATAGCGGCAACCCTGCATTGCGTGGCAGTGATCTAGTCTCCCTGTCGCGTTTGGCCGCTTACGCAACTGAAGTCGGAGACGAGGCGGACGCCGCGCCCGAACTGGTTAAGGAGTCGCAGCCATGAGCGCCGCCGATGGCCTGCGCCGGTTGCTAGAGAATGACGCCAAGCGCGCCAAGCTGACACGCGCCGAACGTGCGGACGTGCGCGCCGCCCTGGCCGCCCTGGAACGCAAACACGCGACGTTCCGCCCGTCTGAACTGCCGGTGTTCGGGCCTTGCGGGCTGGGGCCGATGATCGTTCACCACACGGGTGAACCGGACACGCTGATAAACCGTTGCCCGCGCTGCGCCGACTCGCGCCAATCTAATACCGTGCTGGCCGCGCGTCACTATGAAGACATCTGCGCCGAGTTCCTGGGCCTGCCCGATCCGACCGCGCGCGATGAATATGACGTGCGTTGCAACGCCTGCGGCCACGTCTACACCGTAGACACGGGGGCGAAGCCGTGAGCGTGCGCATTGTCAAAAGCCCGGGCCGCGCTAACTTCCCCTGGGCGGTGCAGTTCAAGCCGACAGAGAATTGGTCGACCGCAGCGGCCTACGCCGACAAGGGGCCAGCGGTGGAGCACGCCGAACGGTTGCAGGCGGAATATCCGCACCTGCCGGTGCGTGTGCAGCACTACGCGGGAGGGCCGAGCGCATGACCCTGGAACCACTGACCGAAACCGAAAAGCGCAAAATCATCCGCGCAAACATTCTGGCGGACAGTCTGATACGCCTTGTGCAGTGGGCGCTATTCCTCGCGATCCTGGGCGCGCTCATCGTGCCGCTTGCCTGGGCGGCGTGGCGGCAGGCCGGGGCTATCGCCGCCGCCGTGGTGCTCGCCCTGGGCGTGGCCTGCGCGTGGCACGTCAAGCCGCATGGCCGCAGCTACGCCGCGCAGGTGCGGGACATCGAAGCCCGGCACAAGCCACACGAATAAAACCCCGCACCCCCACACCCCCGCGTCTACCACTCTAGCCCTCGCTCACGCGGGGGCTTTTTTATGCGCGTCTCCCTGGCGCACGGGCGCATGCCCTGGCCGCCTACCCTTGGGCGCGCCTTTCCCTGGTAACGCTATGGCCGGTGCAGTGGACACGCCTGCATCCGCGCATTTGCGCATTTCCGCATTGCAGCCCTGGTGCATGCGCTTCCCTGGTGCGCCCTGGGCGCATGGCCGATAGCCCGCGCTGCACCCTGGCCGCCTACCCGATAGCCCTGCACCTGGGCATTGCACGAATTACACGAATTTAATTTATTGCATGGGCTTGTGAGCGCCTGTGCGCGTGCGTGCGCGCATTGCATTTATTTCCCTTTTATTCGCATCACCTCATGGCCGCGCGCCCCGCACACACGCACTGCGGCGGCGACAGGGGTTAAAAGGGATACCCGATGATCGACAAAAAAGGTACTTCCGGCCCTGGCGCGGGCGTCGCGGGGAGCGCTGAC